CAAGCCTATGCGCTCGGAAGCGGCGTGGGGTAACGGAAGCGGCGTGACGTTGCGATGGCGGGCGACATCGACCAGACCACGATCGCGAAGGCCTATGCGCGCTGGGCGCCGATCTACGATCTCGTGTTCGGCGCGGTGTTCGACGCCGGGCGCCAAGCCTCGATCGCGGCGGCCGACCGGATCGGCGGGCGCATCCTCGACGTCGGCGTCGGCACCGGCATTTCGCTTTCCGACTATTCGCGCGAAAACCGCATCGTCGGCGTCGACTATTCGGAACCGATGCTGCGCAAGGCGCATCAGCGCGTGCGCGACCAACAGCTTGTACATGTGGACGCGCTCGCGGTCATGGACGCGCAGCATCTCGGCTTTCCCGACAGCTATTTCGATGTCGTGGTGGCGCAATACGTTATCACCGCGGTGCCCGACCCGGAGGCGACGCTCGACGAATTCGCACGCGTGACGCGGCCGGGCGGCGAGATCATCCTGGTCAATCACCTCGGCGCGGAGACGGGCCCACGGCGCGTGTTCGAGCAGGGGTTCGCACCGCTGGCGCGCCGGCTCGGCTGGCGGCCTGAATTTGCCTGGGGCCGCATCGCGCAGTGGGCCGAGCGGCACGGCGGCGTGCGGGTGATCGAGCGACGCGCCATGCCGCCGCTGGGGCATTTCTCGCTGATCCGGTTCGAGCGGCTGAAGGGATTTGGTAGCGGGGGCGGGCTCCCGCCGTCAGGAACCGCCGTTTGACGGGGGTTTCGCCTTCTCGGCATAGGCGCTTCCACCCCCGGGAGCCACAATCCTTAGCGGCTGGACTCCGGGCCCAAGCTGAGGCGCAATCGCGCCATGGCCCACAGCATCAGTCTGCGCAAACGCCTGGAGACCGAGAAGCGCCGGCGCCGCGAGGAAGCCGAGAAATTCCGCAATACCACCGATGCCATCCGGCAGGACGGCGGCGCGCTGATCGAAGCCTGGAACGCTCGAATCGCCGCCCGAATGCCGATGCTGACCTCGCCGCTGATCGGTCCGGCGATCGCGGCCGGCTATCCGTTCCTGCGCGCCTACTGCCCGGGTTGCCAGACCGGGCGCACGGTCGACCTCCGCATCATCGACCGGCATCCCTTCGGCGCCGTCACCAGCCTGATCCCGGCGTTGTCCTGCAAGCGCTGTCGGCCGCATGCGCCGTTCGCGAAGATCGCCGGGCTGGCGCGCATCGAGGACGGCGGCTGATCCGGCGCGCAGACAACAAAAAAAGCCCCCGGCCGAAGCCGGGGGCAAAGTACAGGAGGAAACGCCCAAGGAGGGCACCACGCCACCATGGCAGCGGCGTGGTCTCGGACGGCGGCGCGCAGCCGCCGAAACTCATCAGTTGTGCTCGGGGGTCATGTTCTCTTCCGCTTCGGCCAGATAGCGGCGGCGTGGGAAGGTCTTGCGTTGCGGCGGCGCATCGCCATCGCGCAACGCATTGCGAAGATGGATCCGCCAGATCTCGTTGCTGAGCTCCTCGAAGCGGTCATCGTCCTCGCGGTTGTGCAGCGAGATCACCCTGTAGAACAGACGATGTGTCTTCGCAAACTGCTCCCGCACGAACCAAGTCAGCCAGGCGGTAATGAGGACGGCACTCACCACGATCGAGACGAGTTGGATCGTCACGTGCTCCATTTCGGTTTGACCCTCTGCTTCGCGGTTGATCGTCAGCAGGAACGTCCCCAGAAGAAGCACCACCCACTGCGCGGGGCTGGCACCACCACCCGCGGCGGGCCCGATGGCTCCAGCAGGTCGTCATCGTCCGGAGAGGATGCCGGTGCCGGCGCGGGTACGCTGGCCGGCTCCGCAACGGCGGCAGTGGGATCGTGCGGCGGTGCCGGCGCGGCAGCGACCGGAGCCGCATGCACCGCGCGTTGCACCTTCGCCTTGACCCGCGCGCCCAGCGACGGCTTCGGCTTCACCACCTTCGAGCTCACGGCCTTGCCGGCGTCGAACTCCGGCGGCCGCGGCTGTGGCGCGGGCCACCCACAGCCACCGGCGCCGGCGGCGATGTTGCCATCGATCCAGTCCTGGTCGTATTGCTTCTTTCCGAGCACCACATAGGGCGGCGGCTCGAACACGCGGCATTCACCCCCCTTCACACTTGAGGGTAGATTGGTCCCAGCGCAGCCCGCGAGCGCGGCAGTCATTGAAAGCGCTGCGATACTTCTTAGCCTTCGCAACAGCCTTGACGTCTTGCGCAGCAATGTTCGCGATCGCTTTGTCATACCCATTGCTCCAGATGTGGTGATAGACGATGCCGCCGGCACTCAGCAGCGTCACCGCCAGGCTTCCGACGACGATCAGCTTGGTGAGCAGCCCCGCGGTGCCGAACATCGCGAGCCCGCCTCTGAGCAACAGCATCATTTGCGGGCTCCCGATTGCACCTGTGCAGTGATCTGCGCCTTTGCCCTGTGCACCTGCCAGGCGACGGCGCCGAGACCGGCCGCACCGAGCAGGATCCAGAACGACGTCGGCACCGCGCTGACATAGCCCCACACCGTGCTCACGATGCCGCTGTCGGTGTCGGGCAGATCGTCCTTGTGATCGGTGAAGAAGTCCCAGGCCTGGCTGGCGTAGCCGCTGATCGCGTTCCAGATCGACGCCATGAACGTGAGAAACGATGCCCACGCCGTCGCCAGGAAGCCGCGGTTGACCGGCTTGATCTCCGGCGCCACCTCCGCGACGGTTTCCGGATCGGCGCTGGCGCGCGCCGCCGACACCGGGCGCTTGAAGCCTTCGGCCTCGGCCCGCGACAGTTCCGCCTTGATGTCGGCGCGCATCGACTGAAACATTTCGAGCGAGGTCGGGCCCGGCAGCGACGTCGGACGATCGTTAAGGAAGCCCCCGATCGCTTCCGCCGTCATGCCGCCCCAATCGCCCTCGAGTCGGCCGGGGTTGTAATTCATCGCCTTGAGGCGATGCTGCACCGAGAGGATTTCGGGATCGCCCTTGGCCTCGACCTCGGCCGGCAGTGCCGGAGCCGGCGCTTCGCTATCCGCCGCCGGCGCGGCGGCCGCGTCGTCGTCGTCGTGCGCGATCGCCGCATCCGGGTCCGCGTCGTCGGCGGTCTCCGAGTCGGACAGCAAGCCGACCGGCCGCTCCAGCAGCGCGGCCTTCCATTTCGCCAGCCAGGCTTTGCGTTCCGCCAACCCGATCGTGCCGCCGTTCACGCGCCGCGTGACGAGGCGGACATCGTCGGCGTCGCACGCCGACAGGCAATTGAGCTTCTTGAATTCCGCCGCGGCAATCTCCAAGGCATGGCGCGGATCAAATGCCAAATCGGGATTGCCAACCAGGTCGAGCCCGGTGCGCTTCGCCATGTCGGCATAGGATTCGCGGCCGGTGATCTGCAGCAGGCCGCGACCGCGATAGGTGTAGCCGTCATCGGTCCCGGCCTTGTTGCCCATGCGGCCGTTGTAGACCTTCGACGCCAGCTTCTTCGGGTTGCGCACATAGGCGGCCGCGCTCGCGGCGGTGAAACGAGACGGCCATACAGCGGCGATCCGGGCGGCGGTCGTGTAATTCATATTTTCGGCGGTGATCGTCCCGCCGCTGCTTTCGTGGCTGATCTGCGCCATGAAATGGGCGAGCCGCAGCGGCGTGGTGATGCCGTAGCGCGCGAATATCGCATCTGACGTCTCGATCATCTTGCCGATCAATGGCGCCGGCGCGCGCGGCCACAGCCGCCGCAAGTTCGAGGCGAACGACGATTGAGTCATCGGGCAATTCCTGTTTCAGATCGCGAAGCGAAGCGCGCTGCTCACCGCAGCGCGAAATAGACGATGATGCCGATCAGGATCAGCCACAGCACCACTCCCGTGATGGCGCCATAGAAAATCCCTCCGAAGCCCATCTTTTCGGAAAGCCTGCTGAAGGTACCCATGGTGTCTCCTTTACGATTTCACGCCGGCCCATCCGGGGCGCGACCGAGCAGGCACAACAGCGCTGCGGCGAGGCTCACGATGGCGACTACAGCGCCGATGGCGCCCGCTTGCTCGGGATCGTGCAGCCCGCCCCATGCCGTGACGACACAGACGACAGCGCCCACAAGAGCGCCGATCGGAAACCAGGAGCCGTCACGCTGCCCGTCCGCCAATATCTCGGAACGGCGCCAGAACCCGCCATCACGATCGGTCTTGACGAGCAGCAGCTTCGCGCTCCAGGCGCACACGAACACGAGGAGCAGCAATGCGATGATGATGGTGGACCTATCGAACATGGCCCGCCCCTCGCTCGATCCCGCAATCTTGCTCGATCTTTTCGACCCGCTCTGTCGACAGCGAGTAATAGACCGCCCACGAGATACGCTCACCGGGCGTCATCTTGCGCAGGGCGTCGCAGTCGATCGTTGTGAGCGGCGGCGGGACCGGGATTTGTCCGGCCGCAATGGCCGCGCCGGCGTTGAGCCCAACCCAGAACGCCAGCGTCGCAATAACGATCCGCGTCATGGCTGCACGAAGGCGTAGACCCGCCGCCGCGCATACACCGCTTCCGCCACCCGGCCGTTGTGATTGCCCGACAGGATGATCGGGTTGCCGTTGGCGTCGATGCCGCTGACGATGCCGACATGGCCGCCGCGGCGGCCACGCGACAGCACCGCATAGGCGCCGATCGCCGGGCCCGACAGCCGCGCACCGTAGGACGCAAACGACGCCGCCATGCGCGAGCCGGTGCCGCGGGCGCCGACCTGGTACTCGATGAAGTTGGCGAAATCCGCGCACCACAGCCGCCGCGGCAACCCGAGCTGCCGCGCATTCATCCCGAGATACTGCCGCGCCACCGCGACCCGGCCGCTGCCGAGCATCGCCAGTGGCCACCCCACCGGAACCGGCCGGGCTTTGCCAGGATGATGCACGCGACCGCGGCGACGATCAGAGTGAACAGCGCGCCGCGCGCGATGAAGACCCCTCCGCGCGCCGCGCGATTTCACCGCCTTGCGCCGTGGCACGACCGGATCGGCAAGCCAGAACGGCAACGGGATCGCGCTCGTCTGTTCCTGCGGCTGCGTAGGCCTGCCGGCGGCAGCGGTGTTCGCGCTCACGATGATGAACGCAGCGGCGATCGCCGCGAGAAATGCGCGCATGATAACCCCCCGTTTTCAGTGCTGAGAGCCGTTATCGGCTGTCGCTGGCGCCCTGCGGCCGCTTCAAGCCGACGTCGCAGACATAGCCGAGCCGTTTGTCGAAGCGATGCGTGACCTCCTCGATCACGTAGCTGCCGTCGATCCCGGGCCGCGTGCCGGCCACCACCAGCGTGCCCTCGGGCTTGGCGGCGGCATCGCCGACGATCACCACCGTGCCGGCGCCGGCATTGCGCTCGCTCGCCGCCTTGCCGCCGTCGGCGTTCTGATCGGCCTGGTCCTCATCGGCGGTCTGGTAGCGCATCGTGCGCTCGGCCTCGGCCGTGGTGCCGTCGATCGCCTTGTTCTTGATCTTCCACTTCGCGGATTTGGGATCGTAGTAGCGCACGCGCACCTTTTTGAACTGCGGGCGGCCGATGTCCGGCGCGATCGACCAGTCCAGCAGGTTGTCGCCCGCCACCGCCCGCACCGTGCCGAGCGTGAGCCCGCCGGCGGAGAGCCCGGCATTGCGCTGCACGAACAGCGCGGTATTGCCGGCGATCTTGAAGGTGGCGCCGAGCTCGCGCGCCAGGCGCTGGCCCCAATGCGCGAAGCTCTCGTTGTCCAGCGACCAGTATTTGCGGGTGACGGACGCAAGCGCGCCTGACACCTGCACGCCCAAGCCCGCGAGCGCGCCGAATTCCCTGGCCGCGTCCCCGAACGTCTTGTCATCGAGATGCTTCTCGAAGTTCTGCTTGGCCATCGACTTCGGCCGCGCGCTCTTGCCCTTGATGCAGAGGTCGCGGCCGCCCTGCTTGGAGCCCTTCGACGTCACCCCGTCGACGAAGCCGGTGAACACCAGGCCGACTTCGCCGTCATGGCCGAGCAGCACGGTGATCGGATCGTCCTTGCGCGGCATCAGCACCGAGCCGTCCGGATCGGCCAGCGTGATCTCGCAACTGTCGGATTCGACGCCATCGCGATCGCTGACGGAGATCGATTTCAGCAGCGGATTGAGCGCCGAGGACACGTCGCGCCCCGACACCGTGACGCGGAAAGCCGCCTGCCGGAACGCCATCTCAATCCCACAGATTGACCAGCGGCCGCTCGACCAGCGCGCGCGGCGGGTCGATCGGCAGCGTCAGCCGCAGCCCCACCGGCAGCAGCACATGCGCCGACAGGCCCGGATTGCTGTCGAGCACCCGCTCGACCAGTCCCGGCATGCGGCGGCGGAAGCGACGCCACACGATCCGCGTCACCGTCAACCCTTCGCTGCCGACCGTGAAGGTTTCGCTGTTCATCGCAGCAGCCCGCCGATGATGTCGATCAGCGCACCGGCGCCCGGCGCCGTCGCCACCTTCATGTCCAGGCAATAGGTGATTTCGCGGCCGATGCCGGTGAAGCCGAGCGTCTCGCTCTCCTCCGAGATCTTCTCGAGCGCGACCCAGCCCATCGGCGTGCCATCGCCGCGCATCAGGTGCTGCGGCACGCCCGCGCGCACCATGCTGCGCAGCGCCGCCAGCTCCGCCAGGCCGCCGAAGTGCTCCGGGAACACGCAGCCCTTCAGGCTGTAGCCGCGCTCGCCTTCGCCCATGTTCTCGTACAGCGGCGGCCCGCCCACCACCTCGTGCTCGGCGAACGGATGCCGGGTCTCGGCGCTCACCTTGTCGGTATTCAGCGGCACCAGCTGGAAGACGACAGGACCCAAACAATAAAGCATTTAAACCTCGACCCCGTAATCCGCGAACGCGCCGCGCAGCCCGGATTCTATGCGCTCGTTGAGCTGCGCCGAGACCTGTTGCGCCAGCGCACCGACGTCGTTGATCCCGTGCATGTGGTTGTTGATGGTGGTCGAGCCGTTCATATGGAAATCGCCGCGGCCACCGCCGCCGGCACCGGCCGGCAGCGTCGGCAGCACCACGCCGTCGCTTTCCGGCGAGAAGTATTCCTGGCGGAATTCGTTGACCCGATAGATGTCGCCGGCCGACACGCTGCCGCCTTGCCCGCGCTCGCCCTCCACGGGCAGCTTCTCGAACGGCTTCACCCCATGCGACAGGTTGCGCAGCGCTTCGGCCGCGCCGCCGCCGGCACCTGGCTCGCCCGCGCGATCGAGCCAAGGCTTCTTGCCGCTCCACTCCCAATGACCGAAATCGGGATCGCGCCAGTCGCCGCCCGAGGTCATGCCCCAACGCCGCTCGGCGTCGCGCAGTGCACCGGCATTGCTGTTGGCCCAGGTGCGAAAGCCTCGACCGACCACGTTGCGCGCCGCCTGGTTGATGTCGATGGCGTTGCCGAAGGCATGTTGGCTCCATCGCCCGCTGCCGGCGATGTTGCGATGCGCGTAGGAGCCGACCGAGGTGATCGGCGCGCCCTGCGACTCCAGCTCGTTGAGGAAACCCTGGATCGCCGGGGCGGATTCGCGATTGACCGTGAGCCGGCGGCCGCCCGCCGTCGACACCGTGACCAGGTTTTGCCCTGGGCCGCCGTACTGCCCGTGCATGAAATTGGCGCGGCCGCGGTTGGCGGCATTGCGCATCAGGCCGCCGAGCGACGGCAGGGCGGCAGGGCCGCCGGCCGGTGGCAATGAGGCGACGCGCGGGCCGCCGCTGCCACCACCACCGCTGCTGCTGGCACCACCGCCGCTCGCTGCATCGACAGAAGCCGCCGCGCGCGGAATGCCGCCGAAGCGGCCGCCGCCGCCGCCAAGACCACCAGCACCATCGGACGGCGAGTAGCTGGCACGCTGCAATGCGCCATCACCACCGACCCCAGGCGGGATCTGAGGGGCCGCCGTGAAGTTCATCAGCGACTTGAGCCGCCTGATGAACTGCTCGACGACGCCAAGCGCCTTGTCGCTCTCGACCTGCAACGGTGCGGCAATCTGCGGCGACGGCAGCGGCACGCCGGTAATGGTCTTGAGTTCTTCGATGCGGGCGTGAATGCGGGACGGCAGGTCGGGCGAGAGCAGATCGAGCGGCAGCGTACCGCCAGGCTTGCTCGGCACCACTTCGAATTTCATCGCCTCGCGGTTGCGCATGAACGGCGAGGGACTTGGCAACGTCCCCGCGTTGCGAAACGATTGCGACGACTTCCCGAACGTGAAGTCGGTCTGCGGATACTGGTAGAGCTTCGACGCGAGCGGGCCCTTGCCCTTTTTGGCGTCGTCCTTGGCCTGCTGAATCAACTCCTCGCGCAGGGCTGCGCCAGCGGCGTGCCAGCCGAGCACGCCAGCGGCACCGCCGAGCACGCTCATCACACCGCCGAGCGTCGTCGCACCGAGAGCTGTCGCCCCTGCCCCGACTGCAGCGGTTGCGCCACCGGCCACCGCAACGCCGGCCGGGGCGGTGACCTCTCCGAAAACCTTGCTCTCTTTGACCTTGGCGGCGATCCGCGCCAGTGCGTCCGCGACGGTGTTGAGTGCGGCCGCCGCCCGCTCGCTGTAGGGTTCGAGCGCGTTCTGCACGACGTTGATAAGTTGCTCCATCACGCCATGGGCGGCGATGAAGGGGTCCTTCTCGCGCAGCCCCTCGGCCACCTCGAGCCCTTTGGTACGGTTCAACATCGCCAGGTCTTTTGCGATCACCTGCTGATTGACCAGCAAGCTCGTGAAGAATTCGGCCGCGTTGCGGTTGCCGAACATCTTCTGGACGACGCTGACGAACTCCTCCCTTTCCTTCTCGGTCGCGTCGGGACCGATCTTGACGCCCTGCGCAGCCAGCGCCGGCTGCATCACGTCGCGCGCCCAGAGGAACGGATTGGAGATCAGGAGGTCTTCCTCCTTGATCTTATCGAGATAGCGTTTGCGCCCTTCCCAATGGACTTTCTCGGCCAGGCCGAACTTCACCATTTGGTCGACAGAGCGCGGCAGCGAGCGCAAGCCCACCAGCGAGCCGAACGCGGTCGCCTGCATCGTGCCGAATTTTGCCGCCCCTTCGTGCTGCATCATCGTCGGTGCGACGGTCGCCAAATACCCCTCGCTGAGACCGTATTTCGACGCCTTCGAGGTCTGCAGATATTGCCGGAAGTCCTCGCCCTGCAGATCCGGGAACAACTGCTTCGCCTTCAAAAAGGCGTTCACCAGCGTCGTGAATTTGACCGGATCGCCGCCGACGATCGTTTCGAGACCGAGCACCAGCCGTTCCAGATCATGCCCGGCGTGCTCGCTGCCCTTGCCGAGATTTCCCAGCACCACTTGCGCCTTGACGAGAGTCTCGACGTTCTCCATCGCATGGTGGAAGTCGCCGAACCGGGCCCTCAACTGGCGAATGTGCTCCATTACGTCGAGCTGCCCCAGCGACGGATACTTCGCTGAGAGTTCGCGGGCCTTCACCGCCGCAATCGCCTGCTCTTGCGCGGTCATGCCGGCAAGCCACTGTCGCGTCTGTTCCCGCGGCAGTTCGGCGGCGCTCTTGATGCCCCGCCGCGCCACGTATCCGGCGCCGTAAACGCCGCCGCCGATGCCGGCAACAATGCCGGTATTTTTGACGATGCGCCCCATCGTCCGGCCGACGCCGAGACCTGAGAGTTCGTGCTTGGTCTTGGACGCCTGCGCGTTGACTGCGGTCAGCGCCGCAATGGTCTCGTTGCGCCAGTGCTGCACGGCATTGGTGCGGAACGCTTCGTCGAAGGTGCCGGCCTTCAGCTGGCTCTGCAGCCGTTGCCACGATGACCTGACCTGGTCGATGTCGCGCGCACCGAGCTTGAGTCGGCCGAGCATGCGATCGAAGCGTTGGCCCCAGCCTTCCAGCCCGCGCCCTTCGCTGGCGAGCAGGCGGGCATTGTCGGCGGCATGCTTGAGCGCGGTCGCAAGACTGTCGGCGCCGCGCGCACTCTTGCCGGTTCCGATCGCGGTGCGGTCAACCTCCTTGAGCGAGGCAGCAACCTTTTTCGCTTCGGCCGAGACATTATCGACCAGGCGTACGATCAGTTCGCCGATCAGCTTGCGCGCCATGGTCGGTCCTCAGTTATCGCCGGAACAGCCGCGCGACCGCATGCGCGGTGTGCATGCCGCCGAGCTTGGCGCGCTCGCGCTCGATCGCCAGGGCCTCCTCGGCCCAGGCGATCAGTTCGTCATAGGTGAGCGCCATCAGGGAGTCGCGCGACCACCCGAAGGTTGCGGCGACAATGGCGGCGTAGCCGCGCCAGGCGCCGGGGGCTGCGCGGGTATAGGCTCTTGCGTCGCCCCGGCCGCCGGCGTCGCCAGCTCGAGCAACCTTCGGGGAAAAAAATCCAACGCCGCCGTCGATATCCGGTCCTGATCGTCGGGATCGAGCGCGTCCATCACCGCGCGTGGCGCGTCGAACATCGGCGGCCACGGATAATATTTGCCGTCTGCCTCGATAGTTTGGATCGCTTCGGCCAAGAACGTCTCGAGCTCCGCAATCGTCACGCGGCGGATCGTCACCTCGCTGTAGACCTTGCCGTCGTATTCCAACGGCCAGTCGAGCGGGATGGTGAGCGAGCGAGGCTTGCCGCCGACAAAGCGTGGCGGCTCCGGCGCGGCCACCACGGCCGCGGCCGACTCGACCGCCGGCGTCCCCTCGGGCGGCGTCTCGGGCTTCTCGGGCATCGTCTCGAGCTTCGTCTCCATGGCGTACTTCCCCTTGACCGCTTATTGTTGACCCCTCACGCCAGCCCGAGATTGCGCGCCTCGTCGGCGAACTGGGCGACGCCGTCGACCCGCCAGCCGATCGGGCCGGCGAAATAGTCGAAGTAGTATTTCTCCGCGCCATTGAGCATCAGCTGGTAGAACACGATCTCGTCGATCGTGTAGTCGTTCGCCAGCCCGTCGTCGCGCTTCCACGAACTGGGCTCGACCTTCACCATCCGCCCTTGCACCACCGCGACCGCGGCGAAGGTGGCGCCGGTGCGCAGGTCGCGCACGTTGCCGCGCGTTGTGTATTTGCGTCGCGTCGGAGAATTCACGCCGAACTTGTTCATCACCTCCGGGTTGAAGCCGCGCAATTTGAAGGTCTGTTCTAGCGGCTCGAACAGCCGCAGCCCGATCTTGACCCCGAACACGGCGCCGCCGGCGGCGTGCTCCTTGGTCTTTTCCTGCAACTGCGGCAGCTTCACATCCTCGATGGCGAGATGCTGACTGTTGGTCGGGTCTTCATCCCCGGCAAAAATGTTCGCCATATCGAGTTCGTAGAGGGTGGCAGCCATGTCGGCCTCCGGTCAGCGATGAGGGGGGATTGGTGGCGTCGCTTCGCGAGCGACGGGAACGCTCACGCGCCCAGATTGTTGAGCGCCGTCGCGATCGTGCGGGTGAGGTTTTCCAGCGCCTCGCGGTAGCGGCGCGAGGAGATCACGATCTTGCGCAGCACGGGCGGTTCTTCCGCCTTGAACAGCACCTGCAGGTTGCCCTGGCGCAGTTCTTCCGGCGAGTTCTTGTCAACCTCGAAGCCGACGCGGAAGTCGATGATGTCGCCGCGCGCGCGCAGGTCGCCGAGGTGCGACTCCATGGTGTTGAGCACCGCGCGCACCGCCTGCGTGGTGATATTGAAGCGGCCGAGATAGAATCGCAGCGTGCGCACCTGACCGAGCTCGATGTAATCGCGGCCGCGCATGACGTGGTAGAACATCCACAGCGGGTCCTCGGCGCAGGTGTCGGTGCCCCAGAACACGAAGCCGCCCTCGGCGATCGCGTCCTCGACGCCAGATTCCCCGCGCACGATCACGCCGGCGTTGCGGCCGATCAGGTCCTGCGCCTCGACCGCGCCGTCGGTGAGCGAGAACGCGATCGGGCGCGACGGCCCGACGATGCCGCGCACCGGCTGGTTGGCCCAGGAGTGGAACGGGCGGCCGTCGAATTCGTGATCGCGGCGCACGCCGATGCCGGCGATGCGCGGGCTGGACGGTCGCACCACGATCTCGCCGCTCACCGGGTCGAGCACCCTGGAGTCCACCGCCAGCGGAATGATGCGGTCGGACTGGATGGTCTCGCGCCAGTCGATCCACGCTTGCCGGCCGGAGGCGGGCCCGTCGGCGATCATCATGGCGCGCAGGCGATCGAGGATGGTCGGAATCTCCGCCACCACCGGGTTGGCCTCCGCCACCGCGGCGGTGATCGCCACCGTCACGTTGAAGCCGTCGCCGACGACGAAATCGGTCGCGCCGTCGGCAATGGTGAACTTGATGTGGGCGCCGTTATAGGCAGCGCCGACCGTGGCATTGGCGAGCGCGACCCCGTCCGGATCGACCACCGAGAACACGCCGCCGTTCGCCGGCACGCTGTCGACCACCGTCACCACGAACTCGTCGCCGGCGGCGAAATCGGTGCCGCCGTCCGCGAGCGTGAAGTTGACGCCGTGGGCGCTGTTGTAGGCCACGCCGACCACCGCTACGCCGTCGAACGTGCCGTCCGGCCGGTAGACCGCGAACACGCCGCCGTCGGCCTGCGGCGTCGTGCACACCACGCGCCAGGCGCCGGTGACGGCATCGTTGTCGGAGGTCAGCGCGCCGAGCGTGCCGGTACCGGTATTGCCGCCGGCCTTCGCCGCGCTCGAGGCCGCCTTGGCGCCGCCGATGCAGCGCACCAGATAGACGCCGGCCTTGCGGCTCGATCCAAACGCCGGATTGGCCAGGTTGAGCACGCCATTGCCGGTATTGCCGCCGGGCTTCACCGCGCTCGTCACATTGACCACGCCGCCGGTGACCGTGTGCTGGCTGGTATAGCCCGGCACGATGATCAGCCGCGGCGTCACGCCGAGCACGTTGGGCGCTTCGAGCAATTCCCAGATGCCGGTTTTCGCCGATTCCTCGCCAACCAGGTTGACGATCGTGGCGTCGGCATCCACCCCCTCGGCCACGCGCACGATGATGCAGCGCGCGGCGTGCTGCCCGACCGCGAGCTGATCGGTCACCCCGCGCACCGCGTCGGGGATGGTGCCGGTCGCACCGAGCTTGGCCATCAGCACGCTGTCGTCCGTGGTGCCATAGACCGCGGTGTCGAGCGGAAAGGCGTCCGCGTCGGCGAGCGGCGCCGTGCCGACGATCCCGACCACCGACATTTCAGAGCCGGCGACGGGCAAGGTCTCGATATCATCGCGTACGTGTTTGATGCCGACGACGACTTCGGTCATGGGTCTCTCCTGTCAAAAATACCAACGCCGCCTTGCGGGGCGGCGTGCATGGGCGTGGCGGCTGCGGCTTGGGCTATGATCAGAGCAGGGTGCCGGAGAAATACGTGTTGGCCGGGTCTCCATCGATCGACTTGTCGCCCGCACCACTCATGGAGAAGTACATCTCGAAGTAGTCGGTACCATTGGCTGCGAGGATCGCCACCACCGGCTTGTTGACAACCACGTTGTCAGCAGAAACATATTCGGCCGATCGCACCGCGACCACGCCGTTCTTGCGGATGCTTGTGACGATCTGCGCGCCGGCCACGACGCCTTCGAATGGCAGCGCTGCGGCCACAAGCAACACAGATCCTGCCGGAGGCGTCCACCGGCCGATTTCGAAATCGTAGTGACCTCCCTCGTCAAACAAGACGTTGAAGAAGTCGACCTTGGTGTCTTCGCCGGACGTCACTCCGATCTGTGCCACCGTGTTCTTGTTGGCGTGGAAAGACGCTTTGCCAAATCCCAGCGCGGCGCGGGCTGCTGGCAGGTCGTCGGCAAGGATGAACGTCCGCAACGCGGACACCACCCCGAGATTGCCGAACGCCTGCGCCTGCTGCGTGTCGGTCAGCGCTTGTCCGGCGTCGAAGCGCACCCGGTTGTCGAGCGCAGCCAGGACGGCGCTCGCAACGTCGTCATTGTTCGAGAGAATATAAGCGATCGTCGCAGCCACGAACCCGCAGCTTGCGATCTGCTCGGTGTTCGTGCCGAGCATCGCGGTCGGCACCTCCGGCACGCCGGTAAAATGCGGATTATGATTGGGCGCTTTCTGCGCCAGCGCTTCGTCGACCTCGGCGGTGCTATAGGCGCCGACTTGGGCGGCTGTCGTCTCGTGCGGATTGTCGGTGCGCGTTGCATGCGTGACGTCCGGCTTGGTCGAGACCGTGATCTGCCAGTCGTCATGTGTGCCGGCACCGTCGGCCAGCACCACATCGACGGTCACAAGTCCGCTCGGGCGATCGTACGAGAGGACGCGGCCGATCAGTTGCGTGGTCGGGTCGGCGATGCGGCTGATATTGACGTAATCGACAAACACCCAGCCGGCGCGAGTCTCCGCGCTCAGGACGAACTGCTTCTCCCCGGTTTCGACCGCGTTCGCGCTGGCAGAGCTGGCGGTGAACAGTACCCCGAAGTTTGACAAACGGCTCTGCGCTTCCAGGATCAGCGGCAGGAAGGTGTCGTTGAGGCGCTGCAGCGCCAGCGACGTCAGTTGAGTGACCGCATCAGCGATCCGTTCACCATCGAGCTCGCGCGCAGCCAGGCGCAGGTCGATATCCTGAAAGCGCTTGTTCCAAAAATCGGGGTCGCCGAGATTGTCGTTGCGCTTGACCTTGTAGGCCGGCTCGTAGCGGGAAGGCATCGTGTCAGGTCTCGACCAGCGCGTAGCTCTCGACGGCGTCGCCCAAGGTGGCGATCACCTTGCCCTTCACTACGTTGTCCTTCGCCGGCGACAGCACGGTGTCGCCATTCTTGCCGACGCGCACCGCCCGGGTGAGCGTCACCCGGTAGTTGGCTTCCGGGTCGATGTCGGGCGCTTTCGGCGCCGGAGACGGTGTAGTTGCCTTGGCCATGGTTACCTCGATGTCTTGCAGGGGGACGGCGCGCGGATCACGCGGCGTAATAGGTGCGCTCGGCGACGTGGAAGGTGTTCTGCGCCGAGTTGGTGGCCCCGGTCTGCACGATGCGGAACTGGCTGATGTTGCCGCCGGCCAGCAGGAACACGTATTCACGCTCATAGCGCTCGTCCGGCAGGCTGATCAGCGTCGTGGTCGTGGTATCGGGGTTTTCGTTCACCAGCCCGACGCCGGTCTTGAGCACGCAGGTATGGTCGTGCGGGGTCTCGTCGAAACCCTCGAGCAGGACCTTGATGTGGATCTCGTCGGACGGCGTGGCGAGCACGATCGTGGTCGACACGTGCTTGAATGCGAGCTTCGGCCGCGACACGTGCACGCGCGAGCCGGTCAGCGTCAGCGCTGCCTGCATGGTGCCGGTGCCGACGAAGCGGGCGCGGAACTGCGCCAGCGGCGGGGCCGCAGCCAGGATGGTGGTGTTGTCCTTGGTCAGCGGCTGCCAGTCGCCAGCGCCGTTCGGGCGCATTTCCCAGATCAGTTGCGTCGATTGCGGCACCCACATCGCCGCCAGGATGTCGATGAAGCGAAAGCCGCCGTCGAGGTTGATCGGCGCGAATTCGATCGTCACCTGCGCGGCGTTGAAGCGGGCGCCGTAGACTTCCAGCATCAGGTCCTTGGTGAGGTCGCCCTGGAAGTAGCCGCCGTCGGTCGAGTAGAAGAACGTCCCCTCGAGGAAGCCCTGGCCATCGGCCATGCCGAGCTTGTGGTTGGCGTTCGACACCAGCACCACCGCGTAGCGCGCGCCCTTCTGCAGGAAGGTCGGCGGGATCACGAACCGGTTCCAGCCGACCACGATATCGGCCTGCGCGATCACCGTCTTCATGATCGTGCGGTCGAGGTTCGGCACACCGTTCGCCACCTCGCACAGCGCGACGTGGATATCCTCGTTGGCGCCCTTCTGCGACACATAGAGGCCGAGCTTGGTCGCCCACAGATCGTTCGAGGCCAGGAACGTCTGCGCCACATGCGCGCCGGTCAGCGTATGGTCGACTGTCACCGCATAGATGAACGGCTCGTTCCAGGTGTCGAGCCAATACGAATCGTAGCGGATGATCTCGTGCGGCGAATTGACCCCATCCCACCATTCCCCGCCGACCACGATCAGATTCCACGCGGCGGAATCATAGAGGCCCTGCACCGGCACCGTCCGCGCACCGTCGGGATTGGAAATTTGGCCCCAGTTATTCGTGTTCGAACAAACAAAATTCGACCCGCCGTAGCGCAGGCGCGTGCGCGACATGAAGCCCTGTTTCATCTCCACGGTCTGAAAGCCGTATTGCGCGATGCCGAGATCGGTCGCGAAGACGCCGGTCGCGATGCGGAGCTCGTGCGTGTATTTCGGCAGCAGCACTCCGTTGCTGAGGCTGGCGTTCGGGTCGTTGGCCGAGAACAGCGAAATCTCGAATTCGTCGGCGTTGGCGTCGGGAAAGCGCGCGCCTTCCTCGACCCGCGCGTCATAGCCCTGCGCGGCCACGTTGCCGGTGTCGGATAGGCTGGCGTCGAGAAACCAGTCGGCGCCGTAATCCGAGGCCGTGGCCGGGTAGCGCAGGCTGGCCTTGACCTTGGCGAGGTCCTCGGCGATGCGCTGCAGCCCGCGATTGGTGCCGAGCGCGTTGATGCGGCTCTGCAGCGAGGCGAGATCGGAGGCGAGCGAGGTCAGCCGCGGCCCGGTCTTGTCCTTGAAATCCTCCAGCAGGTCGGTGCGCAGGTCGAGGTTCTCGGTCGACTCCACCGCGTTGGCGGCAATCATGGTGACCGACACGATCTGCACGGTGTCGAGCAGCAGCCGCGCGATCTCCACATTGGTGGCCGGAATCGCCGGCGGCTGCGGGTCGGATGATTCCGCGCCCTGAATGAAGGCGACCACGGCGTCGCGCGAGCGCACCATGGCGACCGCCTGCGGCTCGGTCTGCCCGGTCTCGACATTGGTGAGGAAGTCGCGCTCCTCGACATCGGTCTCGTTCTCGACGCCATAGGCCACGATCGACACGATGCGCTTGGAGGCCGCGGGCAGATAGGAGACCACCGACTGGATCACGCTGGTGGCGCGCGCGAACACCGCGCCGTCCTGGTCGTAAAACCGGCCGGGCGCCACCGTCGCTTCGGTCTGCGCCGACTTGATGACATTGAAGCCGGCGTAACGGCGGGAACGCGTCACCGCATCGGCGACCACGTGGTCGAGCGCACCGCGGACGAAGCTCTGCAGATCGTTGTGATCGGCCGCCTGCTGCTCCTGATAGTCGCGAAAGATGACCTGCTGTTCCACCTGGGCGTCTCCTGTTACGGCTGGCCGACAGTGAAGCGATCGACATCGGCGAAGAACGGCTTGCCGGCCACGAAGCGATGGGTCGGGCCGGTCTTGAGCAAAACATGATCGGACAGTCGCTTCGCGGCCTGGATGGCGCGCCGCACGTTGTCGACCCGGCTGCCGTCGTGCGGCAGCCAGAACCGCGCGCGCGGGATCAGCAGCCCGTCGCCGGCCTGCCAGCGCGAGCGCCGCCCCGGGATCGACGCGTCGACATGCGCGGTGTGACGCGGGAAGCCGTAGCGGCCCGTGCCCATGAACTGGCACGCCGGCCGGCGCAGCACGCGGCGGCCGTCATGCACCGCGAAGCGGTCGAAGATGCGGTACTTCGCCGTCGACGGCACGAAGTAGCCGTGCATCGGGACGTTGTCGAACACCGAGCGCCCGCGCGTACCGGCGACCGTCACCCGCTCCGGCTCGTTGGTGACCGGCTGCAGCGTCGGGCCCGACGGCGAGCGCCACGGCAACCGCGCCTGCGGCATGATCGTGACCAGCCGCCGCCAGGCGTCGGATGGAATGTAGAAGTGACCGCCGATCGGGCGATGATCGAACACCTTCTTGCCTTCGACCGACTTGAAATGCAGACGGTAGTACGAGCCGAAATCGCTCACCCGCACGTCGCTCTCGACGCCGTCGACCAGCCAGCGCGCTCGCCGGTGCAGCCGCGACAGCGCCGTTGACGGCACCGCGTAGCTGCGCTCGACGAACAGGCCGCGCTGATAGCCGCCGTGGAACGCCTTGGCGGTGCCGAACCGGCCTTCCTCCTGGACCAGCCACACCCGCAGCTGCGGCAGCGCCGACAGCCAGGCCTCGCGCTGCTCACGCGTGAGCGACGGGCCGGAATAGACCACCATCGGCGGCCGCAGGATCTGCCGCACCACGCCACCGGCGTAGCGGACATATTCGCGGATGCAGTAGGCGGTGCCTTTCTTCTGGTGCAGTTGCAGCGATCGCGCCGTGATCGCGCGCTTGGTCGCCTCCGGCCAGTCGCGAAACCAGACGTCGACCGACATTTCCCAGCCGAGGAACGGCAGGAAGGCCGCCGTCACCGCGAACGGCTGCCGCACCGTTTCGATCGGCGTCGGGATATCTTGCACCCGCCCGCCCGCGGCCGCGAAGGTCTGCAGCAGCAGCGGCGCGTTCTGCGGCAGTAGATCGTCGGTGCGCCGATAGGTGTTGACGCGGATGCTGGCGGTATCGGAGCCTGTTTCGCTGACCGCCAGCACGCCGGCGAATGTCAGCGTGCCGGTGCCGGTTGCCCGATCGGCGCCGGCCTCGTCGACGATGAGCGCGCCGAGCAGGTGATCGCCGCCGAAATAGTCATCACCGAAATAGGCGCCGCCGAAATAACGCAGACCCAGCATCAGCCAGCGTCCAGCACGACACCCATGCGATTGCCGGAGCCGCTGACATTGGCGACCACCCGGTCCCTGTCATCGGCGATATTGCGGAAGCGCACGATGCCGGATTCGAAGCCACTGGCCTTGCCGGCGAGCACCGCCATCGTGATCCGCTCCTGGCCCACGCGGCTGAGACCGGGTTCGACTTCGGCGGCGCCGACCGCCGCGGCGATCGCGACCGCGCTCGGAATGTCGCCGACCGCCGCCGGACTGGCCGGCAGGTTGTCGGTCTTGGCCTTGATGGCGGCGAACTGCGTATCGACATTGGCCGCCGCCAGGCCGAGCGCGCCGCGCACACCGGCGGCGTCGAGATCGTTGAACCCGGTGATGCCGGTGCCTTTCGCCAGCGCAATGTTGGTGCCGGCCGTCAGCAGCCGGGTTGCGGACGCCCAGACATCGGCGGCGCTGTGGCTTGAGCGCGAGGACACGGGCGCATCGATACGGCCGAGCTCGGTCGTCAGCTCGGTCCGCACCTGGCTGCCGATGGCCGCGAGCGTAAGCCCGCTAAGCGACGGATTGACCGACGCGATCTTATTGGTGATGGCGGTCAGCACCTGCTCGGAATCGGTGTCGTCGATGATCTGCGCTTCGACCTCGTTGGCGATCGCCGTGCGCTCGCCGCCGGTCAAGGTCATGGCCGAGCCGACCGCCGCCGGCGATGCTGGCAGGTTGTCGGTCTTGGCCTTGATCGCGGCGAACTGCGTATCGGCATTGGCCGCCGCCAGGCCGAGCGCCCCGCGCACCCCGGCGGCGTCGAGATCGTTGAAGCCGGTGATGCCGGTGCCTTTCGCCAGCGCAATGTTCGTGCCGGCCGTCAGCAGGCGGGTTGCGACCCCCCAGACATCGGCGGCGCTGTGGCTCGAGCGCGACGTCACCGTGGCGTCGAGGTTGCTGGCGCCGCCGTTCGTCGCACTGACCACTTGGCTTATTTGCTCGCTGTCGTCGCAGGCGGCGGCGGTGCCGCGCACCACCAGGTCGCCGAGCGTGTTGGTATCGGTCACGTCGAGCGTGACCTTGTACCAGCCGTTCGACACTTCGGTCGCGTTGGTGGCGCCGGCGTTGGGATCGCCGAAGGCGCCGCCGGCCTTGCTGATCTTGATGGCCACCGTCTTGCCGGTCGCCGCCGACACGTGGTCCGACGACAGGAACAGCTTGAGCATGACGACGAAGGAGGTGCTTTGGGCAAGGCGTCGCATGGTTCACATCCCCGTTTGCTTGCGAGAGGCGGGATAGCCGGTAGAGCCGCCGCCGGCGGGTGGCGTGATCGTGATCCCGCTATTGCCGCGAAGATCGAAGCTGTTGGTGGCTGCGAAGGTGGCGCCGCCGGAGAATGTGAGGTCGCGAAGGGCGCACCAGTCGAATGTTTGCGTCCCGCTCGCCACCGACAATGTGGCGGCGGTGCCTGGAGCGTTGCTGGTTATAAGAGTCTCGGTGCCGGACGAACCGGCGATATTCAAGGCATTTGCCGTGACCGTCGCACCGCCGACTATAGAGACGTTGGAGCCAGCATTGATGATTAAGTTGTTGAAAGCGTAGGCGCCGGTACCAAGGGTAGTCAACGTACTATTGGAGGCCGCACCTATCGTTAGGTCGTTGTAGGTTAGCGGCCCGGCTTGGAATGTTCGGGCAGCCGACACGCCGGCACTCAACGTGATATTGGCAGAATTTTTGTTGAACGTCAGGCCGGTAACAACGGTGTGGTTCCAAGCCGAGTTTCCGGTGCCAGTAATCGTCCAAGCGCCATTGCCCATGCTCAGCGTGCGCGTGGCCGTCCCGGAGTTGCCAAACGTCTGTACCGTGACGTCGTTGTTGTTGACGCTGAAATTCAGGTGTCCGGTGAACGTCGGCATCGCGATCGAGACGACATTGACCGTCGTATTGACGGTGACGGTGCCGCCGCCCGAGCTGCCGTCGAACGTCACCGTATCTGCCGAGCCGGGAACAGATTGTCCCCCCGCCCCGCCTGACGTGGCAGCCCAATGCGTGGTGTCGGAAGCATCCCAGGTTCCCGTCCCACCAACCCAGAAGCGTGAGGCCATGGCGTTGTCCCTCGACTGTTCGCGCGGTCAGGTGGCGTGCCGGAAGGCGGCCGACGTGATGCCCACCGCGGCGTGCTGCTGGATGGCGACCGAATTCATGATGATCGCGGCGCCGGAGCCGTCGACACCCACCGTCAAGCCCGACACTTTGACGATGCCAATTGCGCTCTTGATGCGCGCGGCCGCCGCCGTGCCGGTGGCGTCGGCATCGGTGTCGGTCTCCGGCATCGTGAATGTCAGCACGTCGTCGGTCACCGTCCCGCACGGGCTCGCCAGCGGAATCGCCGCCAGCACCGCCGCAAAGCCGGCGTTGCCGATTTCCAGCACGGCGCCGTTGCCGATGTCGTCCACCACCGCCTGCATGCGGCGGGTCTTGATCGACATCGCGTAGGTCACGGCCATGCTGGTCTCGTCAGATGATGGTGGTGGTGACGGTCAGCGCGCCGCGCGTTGCGATTTCGGTGTCGCCGCACACGACGTCGGCAACAGGATCGCCCAGGATGACGTTGTCGACGCCCGCCACTTTGGCGGCGGCAATCAGTCCGGCGCGAAACACCTCCGAGCCGATGCGGTAGCGCTGCGCCATGTGCGCGCTGATCGCCGTCTCGGACGCGGTCTTGATCAGCATCGGATCGGGTCCGCGCGGAATGAACAGTTGCGCCGTCACCGGCACGATCACCACGGCGGCCCGCACCACCGTGACGATGTCGGTCAGCGGCACCGTGTCCTCGCGCGCGAAGCGCTCGATCACGCGCAGCATGACGGCATCAGACACGTCGGCGCCGCCGGCGCCGGCCAGCACCACCGTCACCCTTCCGTCGGCGGGCGAGAACGCATGCGCGTCGACGATGTCGAGCGACAGCGTGAGCGCATGGAATTCGTAGGCCCCGCGCGCGCCGGCGGTCGAAAAGGCTTCCGGCGCGAGCTGGATGCGCTGGCGCAGCCGCGTATCGTCCTCGACGACGCTGCCGGCGGCCATACGCTGCACGCCGTAGAAAGCGCCGAGATGGTCGAGATCGGTGCCGACCGCATAGGCCAGCAGCACCGCCCGCGCTTTGTCGTTGACCAGCGCCCGCAGCAGGGTCTCGCGGTAGGCCAGCGCCTGCAGCACGATGGCGATCGGCTCGCTCTCGAGGTCGAGCGTGTCGAGCGCCGGCAGATCCGGACGGCGCGCGCGCAGCACCGCCCACACGTCCTGCACGTAGCTCTTGGCGGCGGCCAGCACGGCCTCGAAGCTGATGATATCGATCAGCTGCGGCGGCGGCAGCTGCGACAGGTCGATGGCGACAAATCTCATGGGGACCTATCTACGTGGCCTTCACGCGGTCGCCCGCAGGCCTTTGTCGCCGTCGATCACCCGCATGCTGCGGCGGCTGTCGACCGTGAAGTCGCCGAGATGCCCGCGCGGCATGTAGTCGCCCTCGACCTGCACCTCATAGAGGCCGGAGCGGTCGATCCTGGTGCTGTTGATCTTGACGATGCGAAAGCGCGGCTCGGTCGGCAGGCCGTTGACCTGCAGCACCGTCAGCGCCGTCACCACCGCATTCCAGAACCGCAGGATGGTCTGCTCATTGGCGAGCTCGCCGAGGAGCGCGAGGCCGGGATAGCCGAACCATTCCCGCATCACCCGTTCGCCGATGCCGGTCGTGAGGATGATGCCGATCGACTGCACAACGTGATCGAAGTCGGCGAGCGGCTTGCCAGTCGCCGCATCGGTCCCGAGCGAGGCCATCAATTCACGCGTGCGGAAGTCGGCGGTGTCGTGTCCGCCGCGGCAGCGGCTTCTCCTCTCCCCCTTGTGGGGAGGGGTCGGGGGTGGGGGCCGCGGAGGGTGGCTCCTTGATCTCGCCGACACGCAGTGGGTGCTCGGCTTCCGCGTCGGTTAACAGGATCTGTACCTGGCCCGGCTTGCGCCTGTAGCCGGCGACGTAATCGCCGGCCCGGTCCGTGATGTCGTAGAGATTGCGCATATTTGCCTCGATCGGTGCTCAGTCGCCGCCGCCGCCGCCATCACCACCGCCGCCGGTGGCGGCCTCGATGGCTGCAGCCACGCCGGACGCGGTCGCGTAGACGCTCTCGCCTTCGGTCTTGAGGTGCACGCGCGGCACCGAGCCAGCCTCGCTGGTCGCCGGGTCGCCCTCTTCCTGGTCTTTGTTGGAAACGCCGATAAACACCTTGCCGCCGCCGCCGACAGCGTTGAAGATTTTCTGCGACACCACGTTGATCGCGCCGCTCTTGATCTCGACTTCGCTCTCGCCGACCTTGGCCGAGAGCTTGTCGGCCGTGAGCGTGATGCGCACCGACCCGAAGGTCAGCACGTGCTCGTCTTTGTTCTGGCTCGGCGACGGGTTCTCATCCGACCACGTCATCGGGATGGCCAGCGCTTGTTCCGGCACGCCATCGGGCGCGTAGACGTCCATCTGCTGCCCGACCGAAGGCACCGAATGCAATTTCAGCGCGCCGGCGATCTGCGCGTACGGAATCCACGGCGACTTCATCGGCTCGTCGTCGGTGCCGCCGATGCGCACGCGGATACGGTGCTTCTGCGCGTCGACGTCGGTCACCGCACCGCGCAGCTTGGTGCGCGACATGCGGCGCTCGAGCTCGGCCACCCGCACCACCAGCTCGTTGAACGCGCTCATGGTCCGGCGGGCGGCACGATGGTGAGATCGGCCGGGTCGATCGTGAGCGCGCCCGCGTCGCCATCCTCGCCGCCGAGCAGCGCGGCCTCGCCGGTGGCGGTGTCGTCTTGCGGCGCCAGGCCCGATGCGCGGATCGCGTCATCGGACAGCGCCAGCGCCGCCTGCGCCTGCCGCCAGCCCGGCATGTCGTCGGGCTGCTCGATCATGCCCTTGATCAGGTCGGCGAGCGGGGTCAGTCCCGGTTCCGCCCGCATCGCGGCGTCGAGCCGCAGCCAGTGGTTTGCCAGCGGCACGCCGAACATCGGCTCCGCCATGATGCGGCAGTCGAGATCGTATTCCACCGCCGGCACCCGCAGCCGCTTTTCCTGGCGCGAGTCTTCGTACAGGAGTGGCGTCGACGTAATCTTCTCGATGCCCGGCACAAACTCGGCGAACAGCCGCGGCCACGGATTGGCCGGATCGGTCGTGTCGCGCACCAGCGCGGCGGTGCACTGCCGCCAGGTTAAATCAATCAGCGCCGCGGCGCCGGCCCCGCGCGCTTCGAAAGCGAGCGGCGAAGGCCCGCCGATATCCACCTCGGCGCGCGGCGGAATGAAGATCTGCACCGTCAGCAGCACGGTGCGCAGGCCTGCGAGCAGGTCGCGGCCTTCGCCTTCGTGGCTGCTGGTGCCGGTGAACACCGCGATCAGCGGCAGCGCCGCTGCGCCCTCGGCCAGCACGTCGTCGAGCGGCTCGACCGGCGCATTGAGCACGCGCGACCCGGCGAAGGTCTTTCCGGTCAGCGCGCGAGTGACGATCAGGCGCAACGCGAAGGCGATCAGGCTCATGATCCTGCCTTCTCCGGGCTGCAGCGCGCGTTCCAGCGGCTGCCGTCGGAATCCGCTTCCGCCACCAGATAGCGCGCGCCGTCCAGGAGCCGCACGATGCGGTCGCCCTGGCGCGGCCACAGCGTACGCAGCGGCGGCAGCGTGGCGATGACGAAGGAAAACTCGACCAACCCGCCAGCGAGCTGCGCGCCTGCGCCGGTGCTGGAGCCGGCGATGTTGGATTGCCGGTGCATCATCGGCGCGATCGGATTGAGATCGAAGATCGCCACACCATCGTAGGCCGGCCGGTCTGGATCTGCGCCGCCGGCCAGAAACTCGCCCGCCAGCCGCGGCTCGACCGTCACCCGCTCGCCGTGCTCGGCATTGACCGCCGCCTCCATGCGGGCGAGGCGGGCGGCGAAGCGGCTCATCAGGCTTGACGCTTGGCCTTGAGCAGCACGCGCGGGCGGGTGCAGATGTTGAGCTCGTTCATCTGCACGTCGAGATTGGTGCCCTTGCCGTTCGGCATGTCGTAGATCTTGCCGTACAGCCTCTTGCCCAGCGTGTTGACGGTCTCGTTGTAGTCGGCCGGTGCCCAATAGGTGCGGAACAGGCCGGGCACGCCCTCCGGAATGATGTAGGCCTTGTCGCTCTCGACATAGTCGTGCATGTCGCCCTTCACGTCGCTGACGGTGCCGCGGTAGTTCTCCCAGATGACGTCTGAGAACTCGAAGGCGCCCCAGCTCTTGCCGTCGGCCTCGATATAGCCCTCGCGCAGGATCTGCGCCTGGGTCCAGCCCTTGTAGGTTTCACGCACCTCTTTGTTGCCGAGCAGGTCGTCAAAGAAGTTGTCGCCGCAGAACCCGCGCAGCTTGCCGGTGAAGGGAATGCCGTCGAGCTCCCGCCCGATCAGGCGTTTGAGCCCCGCGGACTTCTTGCGCAGCGGGCCGTTGTCGATATTGGCCTGGCCCAGGTCCATCGCCTGCTCGGCAATCTGCGACACGCCGAAGGTGGTGAACAGGTTGAGTTCCTGGGTGACGCCGTCTTTGTCGGGTGCATAGGTGACGACGCCCTTGATGGCGCCGATCTGCGAATACTCCGTCGTGGCCGCCATCGACTGCGAATGCTCGCCGGATCGCTCGGCGATCTTGTCCATCACGCTCTCGAGCTCGGTCTCGGTGCCGAAGGCGCGAACGCCCTGCACTTCGTCGGCGATCACCGCGTCGTTGATCTCGAAATGCGGCACCCGCACGTCGAGCATCGAGCGCTTGCCCTTGTCCACTGTGGTGCCGGGCGCGCCGCGCGGGGACGGCGGCACCAGGATCAGTTGCGATCCCTTGCGCTCGATCGCCACCGACAGCGAGCGCACCCGCGTCGCCTGAAAGATGCCGAGCTGCGCGAGGCGGCCGGGCACGAACTTGATCTGGTTGATGGCGTCGGTGAGCGGGACGATCTGGAACGGATCGGCCTTGAAGATGTCGAGCATGGCAGGGTCCTCTATCGCGGCGTGGCCGCCGCCCCTCAGTGGGGTAGGGTTTGCGGGTTTCGGCGGCGTCAGCGGACTTTGATGCCGTGCTCGCGCAGTTGCAGGATGGCGGCTGCCTTCTGGTCGGCGGTGATGCCGGCCGGCCATCCCAGGCAGTTGCCGTTGAGCACCGCGTCGTCGGTGATGGCGGCGATCTTGCGGTCGGTATCGGTGGCGGCGAGCGGATAGATCGCCATCGCGGCGGCGTTCTGCACGCCGTTGGTGGCCGTGAGGTCGAGCGGCAGGTAGCCGCCGACGCCGGCCGGGTTGCCGATCGTCACCGGGATGGTGAACTCGTCGCCGGCGACGAAATCGGTGGCGCCGTCGGCGATCGTGAACTTGACCTGCTTGTTGTAAGCGACGCCGACCCGGGCATAGCCGTCGACCGTGCCATCCGGACGTGTCACCGCGAATTGCCCGGCATTGGCGCCGTCGGTCACCAGGGTAGCCTTGTAGCTGCCCTCCTTGACGGTGCCGCTATAGGCCGGGGTCGCCAGCGTGAGAACGCCGTTGCCGGTGCCGACAAAGGTTGCCGGCCCGACCGCCACGGCATCCGTGTCGGGCTCCAGCAGACCGAGGATCTGGTTGGCATTGACGTCGACCGCGCCGGGAATGGTCACGGCTTCGCGCGAACGATTGCCGTTGGCCTCGTGGATGATGGCTTCACCCGGGTGCCGGGTCTCGGTGAAAACGGTCATGGTGGATCTCCGTCAAATGACCGGGTGACCGCGCGTCTCAGGTCTCAGACCGACGGCGGAAGGGGGAGGTGTGCGCGTCAGACGCCCGTGCGTGCCGCCGGATCGCTGACGCGGGCGTTGACCTTGGCGACCGACGAACTCCACGACGCCGCGCCGGTTTTCGCGGGCGGCGTGTGATTGCCGAGGCCGAGCGCGCCGGCATCTTCTTTGCGCTGCTCATATCCGGCCGCTGCGCTCGCGGCCGGCGAGACCTTGAGCGTTGCGATCGCGTCGGCGGCGGACATCTCGGTGTTGAGCGCCAGATGTTGCGCCATCGCCTCGCGGCCCTTGGCCTCCGGCGCGTTGAGAATCGTCTTGATGCGCGTCGCACCGGCATCCTGCTGGCCTGCGGGCAGTGCCGGCGGAGTCGGAGGAGTCGGCGGAGTAGGCGGCGCGGCGGCCGCGACCGGCGTCGTCTTGAGCGTCGCGATCGCGTCCTCGGCCGACAGCGTAGTGTTGTTGGCGAGGTGCGCCGCGAGTGACTCACGGCCCTTGGCTTCCGGCGCACCGGTGATGGCGGCGACGCGTTGTTCGTTGGTCATGCTGGGTCCTCCAGTGGTGGTGCGCCGGCGGGGCCCTTTGCCCTGCGCCAGCGCGGCGAGAGTTTCGTCGAGCGTTGCGATGCGATCGGCGAGGCCGGCTTTGATGGCTTCGGCGCCGATGTAGATGCGGGCCTCGGTGGCCTTGGCACCGGCTGCGCCGAGCGCGGGACGGCCGAGACCGACGGTCTCGAAGAAGCGCTCGTCGAAGGCCGTCACGATCCGCAGCAATTCCGCATGGATGTCGGGCGTCATCGTCTGCAAGGGATGACCGTCCGGCTTGTGCTTCTGATTGAACACCAGCGTCGGCTTGATGCCCTTCTGGTTCATCTCGGTCGTGCGATCGAGATGCATTAGGATCGAGCCGATGTGACCGACCGACGACGTCGGCGAGATCACGATCTCAGTGCAGGCGCTGGCGAGGCCGTAGCCCGCGCTCATCGCCATGTCGTTGACGAAGGCGATCACCGGCTTGCGCTGGGCCACGTCGCGGATCTTCGCGGCGGTCCCGAACATGCCGGCGGCCTCCCCGCCCGGTGTGGATAGGTCGAGCACGACCGCCTTGACGTCGGGATCCCTGTCGGCATCGCTCATCTGCGCGTCGATGCCCTCATACGACACCAGGCCGGAGCGGGCATCGATCCAGGCACCGCGATTCACCAGCCCGCCGGCGACCGTGACGATGCCGACGCCACCCGCGGCGCGGGTAAGCCGGTAACCGCCGTCCGGACGACGTTGTGAGCCGATGAAGCGCGACGCCTCCGGCGACAGGTCGGCAAGATCGTCAGGCAGCGCCATGTCGACCGCAATGCGCCCGCCAAGCACGGCGAGCAGCACTTCGGCTTTGGCCGGATGCAGCAACAGAGGCACGCCGATCACGCGATCAGCGAGGCGCGCCAGGATCGTCATGTTCGATGTTCTTTCAACAGCTGCCGACGCCGAAGGGGCCACCCCGATCGCGCCTCGTGCCGGCGGTGATGGCGAAACGGCGCGGCGTGCCGCTCGGATTGGCGGCCGGGCAGTCGGCCTCGAGCTGCTTGATCAGCGCGCCGAAAGCGGTGAGATCGGTCTTGCTCCAGGTGGTCTCGCGGTCGCGGAACTTGACCGTCTGCTCGACGCCGCCGGTGAGCAGCGCCATGTAGGCCGGGCGCAGCGCGCGCAGCGCCGCGCACGGGTCGTAGGTATCGCCGCCGAACAGCGCCTCAAAGTCGATCGGCATCACGCGGCCTCTTGCGACTTGCGCTGCGGCTCATCCTTCGGATCGCCGCCGTCCTTGTTGCCGGCGCTCGGCGGCGGCTCCGGGGGATACGGATCCGGCAGCCCGAGCTTGAGCGCATATTTCCGCTCGCGGGCGCGCTGTTCCATGTTGTCGCGCCAGTTGATGCCGTAGCCGGCATTCATGGTGGCGAGATTGCCGATGCCGATCGCCTTTTTGGTCTCCTCGGCGCGGGCGGTCTTGAGATCGTCGGCCTGCGGCTTCGCCGGCCCTTGCCAGCTATGCGCGGTCGCGAACTCCTTCTGCACGAAAAACGCCTCGAGCCCGCCCGGAAATTCGATGCGGCCGGTGCCAACCTCCTCCTCGAGCCAGGTATCGAGGACCGCGTCGCCGAACGGCACCGGCACGTTGGCGCGGCGCTTTTCGGCGATGCCGTATTCCATCTCGATGCCCATGCGCGAGGCCGAGTAGGAGGAATTGCGGTAATCGCCGGTGGCGCTCTCGTAGGTGACGCCGGCGCAGCGCGCCAGCTCGCGATAGAGCCAGGCCATCAGCGGGTCGAAAGTCGCGGCCGGATGATTGTTAGTGTGAAACTGCAGCTCGTCGTTCGGAAACAGATGCGCGATGCGGCCATGTTGCGAAAAGTCGATCTTGGCGCCGTCGTACCAGTCGCCTTTGAGCTCGCCGAACGCTTCGAGCATATTGCCCTTGCCCTGGTCGCGCTCGGTCAGCATACCCTCGAACGCGGTCTGCCCGGTGAGGTTGCTCTTGATCGAGGCGGCGAAGATGGTCTGCAGCAGCGACGTCGTCACGGTGGCGTCGAACGACTGGTCGATCTGCCGCGTGGTCTTGAGCACGGGCGCCAGCGAGGAAATACCGCGCGTGGCGCCGAGCGACGGCTCGAACACATGCACGATATTGCGGCGGCCGTCGGCGTCGGTCGCCTGGATTTCCACGTCGTCTTTGAAGCCGTAAGGATTGGTGCGCTCGATGAAGTAGGAGACCGGCGCGCTCCAGCCGTCGACCTTGACGCCCTGCACCACGCGCTCGTACGGCAAATTTTTCTGCGAGAGCCGCGTCGGCGGCAGCATCAGCACCTTGGTCATGCCAGGGACGCCCGGGCGCTTGATCATCGGCAGCGCCGCCAGCACCTCGCCGAACACCATCCAGGACGCGTAACCGAGCTGCTTCATCTGCCCGAGCGTCATGCGGCCGCCGGCATCGCAGGCGCGCGGGTTGTTAGCCCAGGAATTGAAGCGGTTCTCGACGTCTTCGCCCCATTCCGTGGCGCGCTCCTCGCTCCAGCCGAGCGCCTTGGCGTCGGGCGCCAGCGACAGCGTGAGCTTCGGCCCGACCACGGACGCGACCGAGTGCTCGACAATGCCGGCGATCATGCCGGAATTCTGGATCTGCTCGCCCATCCGCGCGGCAGCCAGCGGCCAGGCGGCGCGCACGTCTTCCGAGTGCTCGCGCAGCACCGGCCGCCATCCGAACAGGAACGGCGACTTGTCGTTGCGAAAATAGGCCGCGCTCGGCGTCGGCCGACTCTCGAAGCGCGGCTCGACGCGGGTGCGCGGGACAAGAGGGACGCTAGTTGTTGCCATGCAGCCGCCCGACGATCTTTTTCAAGTTGCCCTTCGGCGGATCGAAGCCGGCGGTGAGCTCGGCCTCGCGGCGGTCATTGTCGAAGCGGCAGATGTGGCGCACGGCGCGGGCATAAACCGACGCGTCGAGCGCTTCCGCCTGCCGGCCGGGGATGCGATGCCATTCCACCTTCGGGCGACCACGCAAGACCACGAGCACGCGCCGCTCTGAGGTGAATTGCACGAACCATTCGTTGTCGAGCGTCTCCGAGAAGCGGATCGCGCCCAATTGCCCACGCTCGATCGATAGAAGCGTGAGGATGTCCTGCTTTCCCTGGTCGGTGCCGACGATGTAGACGGTGGCATCGGCATATTTCTTGCGCTTGGCCTTCGAGCGTTCGATCGTCGGCCGCGGACCGCCGGCGCCCTTGATGGCGACGATGCGGCGCGCCGCGCGCGGACCGCAGAAATCGTAGACCTGCTGGGTGCGGTTGCCGTCACCGCTGTCGACCGCGGCGGCCTCAATGCCGATGCGGTTGCCGAGAGGATGCTTCCACGTCGTCGACAGGAAGGCGTCGAGCTCGGCCCAGGTCGTCTCCAGGTTGGTGGGGCCGCGAATGATGTGGTGACCGAGCACGAAGTTCTCGGTGCGCGACCAGCCCCACAGCGTGCATTCGAAACGATCCGGCTGCACGTCGCAACCGACGGTGATGTAGAGCACGTCGGGCGGGATGTCCTCGCGCCACCGCGACTTCTCTTCGTCCCAGGCAACGCCGAACTTTTCCGCTCGCGCCATCAGCGCGTGCTCGTCGACATGCTCGAGCGCCGACGACCACGGCAGCGCCAGCACGGTGTTGTAGAAGACCTTCAGATAGGCGGTGCCGGCGCGCTGCGCTTCCAGATACTCTTGCGCCAGGATGCCCCACGTTGCCTTCGGCTGCAGCGAGATCAGCGTCGGGAAGCGGAAGCCCGCGTGTCCTTTCACTTCCGGCTTGGTGATGCGGAACGATCCGGCCTCGATCATCGCCGGCTTGTGACGCTCCTCAATCGGCTCCTTGCAGTGCGGACAGCGGCAGACAGCCAGCTCCGGCTTGCCGTCCGGCCATTCGATGTGCTGCCACTGCGGCTCGAAGAACACGCCGCAGAGCGGGCACGGCCACTCGAAGACGCGCTGGTCGCTCTCGTTGTAGCGCCGCACGATGATCGAGACGACGTCCTCGGTCGGCGACGATCCGAACACGCCTTTGCGGTCGGCGTAGCTGTCGGTGCGCTTGATGCCGAGCTTGATGGGGTCACCCTCGCGGGTGAGCTCCATGGCGTCGACCTCGTCGCCGTAGATCTTCTTGGCCGTGTGGCGGCGCAGGTTGCGCGGTGAGCGCGCGGCCAGCACTTTCAGCGATCCGCCGCTCGGGAGGTAGCGTTGCGTCAGCGTGTTGCGGGAATCGTAGCGGCCGCCTGGCATCAGCCCGCGCAGCGCCGGCACTTCGTCGAAGGCCGGATCGATTTCGTCGACCACGAGCCCGCGGGCGTCGTCGTCGGTCGGCATCAGCACGATGACCGCGCACGGGTCGTTCACCATGTCGGCGCCGACCGCGGCGCAAACCATGGTGGTGAAGCCGATGCGGGTGCCCTTGACGACGTCAACGAATTCGATGGTCGGGTCGCCGATGGCGTCGAGGATCTCCCGCTGCGGCTTCCAGGGCCGATAGCGTCCCGGCTGCGCCGAAGAATCCGGCAGCCGCCATTCCTTTGCTGCCCAAGCCGAATACGACAGCACCGGCGGCGGCCGCAGTGCCTTAGCGACGTCGCGGAAGATCTCGCCCAGAATTAAATTGGCTGACACGGCGGTGTCAGTTTGGAGTGAATCCTGGTGCCGTCAGGAGCGTACCACTCGGTCCAGTGCTGCCACGCCTCGTGCCGCGTCACCTTCATCAGCTTGCAGTCCCAACACACGCGCTCGGTCGTGTGCTCATCGACCGGATGGCGATCCGACCACGCGTGTTGCTTGCGCTTCTCGATCGAGCTGGTTGCGGGAGCCGGATTTGAACCGGCGACCTCAAGGTTATGAGCCATGCGCGCTACCGGACTGCGCCATCCCGCGTGAACACTCCGACGCCGCGACTGCAAAACTCTCGGAGGGGGCTGGGACCGAGAGCCGAGCAATCGCGACGCCGAACTGAATGGAAACCGCGCCGCGGGCATCGCGGCGCCGTCTCGATAGAGGCAAAGCCCTGGCCTCCATCAGCGCACCCCCGTCGGCAAGCCGATGGGTGCATGGAAAAATCCGAGTGAGACTGGACCGCTCGCTTCCCACCCCGGCTTGGCTGTGGCGGCGTGGTACAATGGAGATTATTTCACTCTCCCACGCCGACGGCGCTAGCACAGCCTCACGGGCCAAAGCCTCGTCCGTCCGCTCACTCGAAACTTGCGCGGGTCGATGACCTTGAACGGATAAACGAACTGGGCTCGCGCCCAGCGGACAGCCCCGCAGGTCATCTTTCTGAACACCGAGCCCAACTAACGCGCGCTGCCCGATGAAAAGGCGGCGGCCCATGAATTAAGATTCCGACAACTCCGACGGCAACACCGCGCCAGGCACCGCGCCGCCTTCGATCTCGGCGGCGGCATCCTCCAGCCGCTCGCGCACGATGGCGCCGATCGTCACCGTGTCGTGGGCGGTGAGATGCGGCACCGCGGCGCGGATTTTCGACGGCAGCGACAGGAACGACGTGCGCACGATGGTGGCAAACCGGGTCCAGCCCTCGCGCACGACCTCGCGCGGGATGTTCTTGCGATCGCGATCGGCCTTGCGGTCGATCAATTCCTGCTGCTTGAGCTGCTCGGTCTTGGCGCGCTCGTCGGCGAGCGAGAGCCCTTCCGACGTCCGGCCCGCCGCCATCCGGCGCAGGTGATCCATGTAGGCGCGCAGCGACGCCAGCACCGCGAAGCCTTTGCCGCCCTTGTCGTCGGCCCGCACTAGGATCCCGCGCTCGGCGAGATCGCGCACGAAGCGCGGCGTGATGTTGAACAGCGACGCCAGTTCGGCGCCGCTCGCCGTCTCCGGCAGCGATTCCACCAGCCCGACGCGGGCGGCGGACGCGGGCGGCCCCGAAGGCACCGCCCGCTTCCCCTTCCGCTCGCCCACCGAGGGTTTATGAGCTTTTGGCGACTTCGCCGGTTGTCGTTTCGTTCGTTGGGGCTTTTTGGAGCGCGCTTTTTTTGCTGGCTTGCGCGACGTCCGTTTAGAACCCGAAAGCATGGAGCATGTTGCTCACGACGCGGCGCTCGAGGTCGCGCTCGGCGAAGGCCTCGCGCGCCTTCAAGTTGGGCATGTCGCGGCGCATCAGCTCGCTCGGCAGCACCGGACCCCACAACATCTGCAACGGTCCGCGCTGCGAGCCGCGGCGGCGGTAGATGCGGCCGCCATAGGCCGCGATCGTGAAGGCGCCGCGATAGGTCTGACCGCGCCAATCGCCGGCGCGGGCGCCGAGCATGCCGCGTGACCAGGCGCGGTAGGTGAATTCGCCGAGCGGGATCGCCTGATCGGTGAACACCACCGCGGCGTCCATCGCGCCGGCCGGCGAGGCGAGGCGCACTTTCGAAATGCGCGCCACCCGGCTCGCTGGAATCTTCGTCCCCGCGGCGACGGTGGCGACGGAATCTTTTTCCTGCACGCGGATGTGTTCGTTCAAGCCGCGCGCGGCGGCCAGCCGCATCGCCGGAGAATCCAGGCGCTGCACGAAAGTGCCGATTCCCGCCGCCCGGTTCACCGCGATCTGGATCTTCACGCCCATCGACGCGTCCTTGCTCGCGCTTCGAGTACGAATTTGCCTCGCAGCGCGATTTTTCCCGATTTTTGGCGGAGGTACCCCCTAAGAGACCCTGCCAGCGACCGATATCCCGCGCGGCGGCGGCCTCGCAGGCCTGTGGGGGCGGATACGGTCCCTACGATTTCATGGGCAGCTGCTCGCGGGCTCGCGCGCGCCAGGTGCACGAGCTCGCGCTCGAGCACTCGACTGCACGCCGCCGGCGCGCAAGGTGTTGCGTCACATGACACGCACCTCGTGGCTGCAGGACTCAAGCGTCCGCCAGGGCGGCGATAGGTCGGGCAGGTTAGATTGGAATGCGCGTAGGGAAGGGGGAAAGTGCTCACCCTGTCAAACCGCCGTTGGGGGGACAACAGGCGTTTGACAAATAGAGAATGCCATGCCCCGCACCGCGACTCGCATAGCATAAGCACGCCGCAACGCGCGTCCTAACACCCAACAAAAGAATGATATTGCACGCTTTTCCTCACTTTGTTGGTGCATGCAGACGCGTCCTGTGCTAGACAATTCTCAGGAGCGAAGCGCGCTCCACAGCCGCGATTGCGCGGTATTCCGGGATCACCGGGTAGGAGACGACAAGATGACAATCACCCAAGCCAGAACCACGACACTTCCGGTCTGCATGATCGAGCTGCGCAGCGTCTATGGCGAATGGAAAGTCTACCCCATTGGCTATGAGGCAAAGCAGTTTGCCGAGATTGCCGGGACCACGACGCTAACGCCTCGCGTGCTGCGCTCAATCGAGCGCCTGGGTTATCGACTCATGATCGAGAGCGGCGGTTCCGGCAAAGGCCAAGCCGTGCTCGATGCCATGCTCAAGTCAATTCATTGACGTTGCGGCCGGTGGCCGGCGCAGCCCGGCCACTCCCGGAACGCCAGTGTTCCCGTCGCCCGCGATCGTGCGGGGACGTTTTGGAGGTCTCAGTCATGGGTACAAGGTCCGATATCATCGTGCAGCTGGGGAACGGCACGTGGAAGCGAATCTACTGCCATTGGGATGGCTATCTGGCGCACAACGGCCGCATCCTGTTCGATCACTACACGTCGCAAAAACAGGCGGAGCAGCTGGTCGCGCCCGGCGACATGTCATCGCTGGAAAAGGACTGCAGCAAGCCGAAGGGCCACAGCTTCGACAAGCGGGTCAAGGGCTATTGCGTCTACTACGGCCGCGACCGCGGCGAAAAGGACGTGGCCGGCACCACCGGCGACACCCTGCAGGCGGTGTGGCCGGAGGATAGCGGCACCGAATTCACCTACGTTTGGAAGGATGGCAAGTGGTGGGTCGGTGATCCGGATGAAGGCACGCAGACCTTGATCGACTTGGGCGATGCTCTCACCGGCAAGCGCACCTTGCAGCCGGCCGTGAAATGCTTCGGCGTCAGCACCGTCATCGGCAAGCACGCCGCCCATGACCCGGCCAAGCCCGATCATCACACCTGGACCAGCTATTTGTGACGTTGCGGCCGGGCGGTGCGCCGCGGCGCACCGCCTCCCGGAACGCCACCGTTCCCGCCCCGCGATCGTGCGGGGCGATCAGGAGGAAAGAGGGATGAATACATTCACCGACCGCGAGCTCGGCACCGTGCTCGCCGCGCTGCGCACTTGGCAGCGGCATCACGCCAGACAGATGTTCACCAGCGACACCCGGCTGCCAGAAGATGACATCGCGACCGTCGGCCGCACCCTGCATCCGCTCACCGTCGAGGAAATCGACGCCCTGTGCGAGCGGCTCAACACGCCGAGCACCGCCCCGGTGATCGCCATCGCCCTCGACGGCGGCGTGGTGCAATCGGTGGTGAGCGACGATCCCCGCCTGCAGGGCATCGACGTGCTGGTGATCGACTATGACGCCGAAGGCGCCACCGAACTCTACCAAGTGCGACAGACCGGCGCCGGCCATGCAGCCGACGACAAGGCCTACGCCGCGCTCTCCGATCACGCCATCGGCGCGGCCGACGGCATTGCGCTCGCCGAGACCTGGGAACAGTTCTGCAAGCACGGTCCGCTTCCCGTGGCGGAGGGCGCGTGACATGCACAACGACAATGAGCCGCTCTACAGCCCCGGCAATGCCGGAAAGCTTGGCGCACCTTGGGTCATCGTGCGCGACGATGACGAAGCGATCGAGGTGTTCGACTGCCGCCGGGAAATCGTCTGGCTGGAAGATTGGTCAAACCTGCCGGCCGATGAATACACCGAGGCCGAAATCGTCCAGGCCAAGGCGGAAGGCCGCGCCCGCATCGCCGCTATCGTCGCGGCGATCAACGGCGCCGCCGAACGCCCGGCCGGCTTCGAAGCCTTCAAGGCCGGCCAGCCGGCACGGGCGATCTTCCGCGCCTTGGGCTTGAGCGAATATCTGGAAGCCGCCACCAGCTGGCGCGTGCTGCGCATGCTGATCGTGCAGTTCAACGATTGCGACAAGGGCAACTTCGTGGCGTTGGCGCGCCGTTACGACGGCGTCTGCAGCTCCGGCGAGCGCGTGCTGTTGCATGCCATCTGCTACGTCACCGACTTCGCCTGGCTCGCCGACGAGCTCGGCGGCAAGCGCGTCTGGCAGAACATGCACCGCGCCAGCGGCGAGTGGCGGCAGGCCGTTGTCGCCTGCATCGCGGCGGAGGTGTGACATGGACAATACTCACCCGCGCGCCATCGTCGCCCAATTCCACAAGGATTCAGGCGGTCGGCTGACGATGTTTTCACTGACGGTCATTGAGCACGGCACCGAGCGCGATGGACGCGAATACCTCTGTCGAAAGACTTACGACGTCGATCACTCACGGGCGTATGGCTATCTGTTCCATCAAAGCGGTGGTGGAGGTTCGCTCCCCGTCAATGTGCAGGGAATCTACTTCGCCAGCGGCGATGTCGAGATCGAGGAAAAGCCGACCCAGCTCGTAGACGCGCGCGACAAGCCGCCGTGGCGGGGAAAAAAGACCCGCGCGATCCGCAAGCGCAACCGGACGCGCCGCCTGCCCAGGCTCCCCAAAGCCTGGACTCTTGAGCCCGGCTGGGACTTGCTGGACTGGATGCACCACAACGCGATTGAGCAGCGCGCCGTTTGGTGCTCGACGTGTCGCGACCGGTTTCCCGAAGATAGCCTGTGCGAGCATTGCTGGTGGTGCAACGTGAACGGCTGGTATTCGACCCCAGCCGAACGCTGCGAGTGCAAGGACCGCGAGGAGTGCTACGGATGACCGCCGCCCTTGACACCAAGCCGCTCCCGCGGGACGACGGGGTCATGCCGACCCCGTCCGACCTGCGCGCGCTCCGCACCCTCCTCGGCTACAGCCGCGACGAGATGGCGCGCCTGCTCGACGCCGGCGGCCGCGACGGCCGCCCGCTCACCGGCGAGGACATCCGCAAGCTCGAGCGCGCCCGCACCTGGTTCGTCAGCGCCACCCATGTGGAGACGCTGGAGATCATGCTGGCGCGCGTCAACATCGCGCTCGACGAAGCCCTGCAGGGCGAGCCACCGAAGTTCCTCATCGCCTTCCCGAACGACGGCGCTTTCCGCGACTATGCGCCGGCGATGGCCGAATGGATGCACTACAACTCCGCGCACCTGATGTTCACCGCCCGCCTGCTCGACGGATGGATGGTCGACGGCCACCGCCCCGAGGTGATGGAGCTCGTGCCGGCGTCCTACGCGCAATTCCGCAACGACCGCAACGCGCCCGACAATGACGCCACCCGGCTCGCCTGGGCCGCGGACTACCGCACCCTGATCAAGCAGCGCTCCGGCCTGCTGCGGCCGGAGCGGGAGAACGACGACGCATAATCACACGGCCGCGATCGCGCGGCGTGAACAGGAGGAACACATGACCACCATCCCGCTCGGCACCACCGCCGCCGGCGAAGCCATTGCGCTGCCGCTGCGCCTCGCCAACCGCCACGGCCTGATCACCGGCGCCACCGGCACCGGCAAGACGGTCACCTTGCAGCGCCTGGCGGAAGGCTTCTCCGCCGCCGGCGTGCCGGTGTTCATGGCCGACATCAAGGGCGACCTCACCGGCTTGGCCACCTCCTTCCCCGTCCGCTTCTTCGACCTGTTCGGCGAGCAAGGCCTGCCCATGCGCACCTCGGTGCACGAAATGGGCCCGCTGCTGCTGGCGCGCATGCTCGAATTGAACGACACGCAAGAGGGCATCCTCAATATCGCCTTCCGCTGGTCGCCGCACGGCGTCACCGTGCCGCTGCGCGACCTGCACGACCTGCGCGCGCGGCTCTCGGCCATGCTCGATTACCTCCCCGAGATCCGTGCCGCGTATGGCAACGTCGCCGCCGCACCCATCGCGGTGATCCAGCGCGCGCTGCTGGTGCTCGACACCCAGGGCGGCGACCGCCTGTTCGGCGAGCCCGCCTTCGACATAGCCGACCTGCTCACCACCACCACCGGCGAGCCGCGCCAGCGCGTCCGCGACGGATCGCGCGTAAACGGCCTCGGCACCATCAACCTGCTCGCCGCCGACCGCCTGCTGGAGACGCCGCGGCTCTACGCCACCTTCCTGCTGTGGCTGCTCACCGCGCTGTTCGACCACCTGCCCGAGGCCGGCGACGCCGACAAGCCCAGGCTGGTGTTCTTCTTCGACGAAGCGCACCTGCTGTTCGCCGACGCGCCCAAGCGGCTCCTGGAGACCATCGAGCGCACCGTGCGCCTGATCCGCAGCAAAGGCGTCGGCGTCTATTTCGTGACGCAAAGCCCGCGCGACGTGCCCGACAGTGTGCAGGCGCAATTGTCCCACCGCATCCAGCACGCGCTGCGGGTCTACACCGCGCGCGACCGCCGCATGCTCAAGGCGGTGGCCGACGGCTTCCGCCCGCCCGCGCACCTCGCCGACGCGCCGAAGAAAGCCGCCGCCTGGATCGAAGCCGAGGTCACCACGCTCTCCACCGGCGAAGCCTTGGTCTCATTGCTGACCACCGAGACCGGCGCGCCCATGCCGGTCGTGAAGGTCAACGTAACCCGCCCGGTATCGCAGATCGGCCCAATCGCCGACGCCGCCCGTGCCGCCATCATCGCCGCCGATGCGCTGGCCGGCAAATACACCCCCGCGCTCGATCGCCCGGCGCAGTTCCGCGCCTTCTGCAAGCGCTTGGTCACCACCGGCGAATTGCCGTCCGCCGTCGTCGCCGAGGCCTTCGCACCGCCACCGGCCGCGGCATCGTGGCTGGCGCGGCTGTTCGGGTGAAGGTATGCGTGTCACACGTATACCTTTCATCAGTCCCCATCGGCGCGAAGTCGGCGGCATGCGCGCCTGATCTCGCTGGCATCGTCGTTGTCGCCGTAGTCGCAATCGCCGCACGCCGTGCAGGTGTTGACCGGAACCGAGCACGCGCCGGCCTTGCACCCACAGTTGGCACCGCCCAGGCTCTCCCACCGATGCCCGACCTCGGCGCAGGTCGCCGCCGCCGCGGCCCTCTCCAGTCGCGCGACCTCTGCTTTGGCGGACTCAAGTTGTTCTGCGAGCTTCATCATCCGCGTTCTTCCGTTTCAATTCGGCATTGTGCGCAGCGATCGCCGCCTTCACCGCCGGCCCGTGACTGACCTTGGCCTCCGCCATCGCGGCGATCACGCACCAGTTGATTCCCATGTCGGCGATGATCGAAGCGGCCAGCTCTTTGCCGAGCACGCGCTCGCACGCTTCCCGGATGTTCATCGCTTCCCCACTGTGTCGAGCGTGCCGTCGTCGACCACCGCCAGCACCCGCTCGGCCAGTTGCTCCATCGACCGGCCCCACACGTCGCCGGCGCCGCACACGTTCACGCTCACCGTGGCGTCGGTGTACGAGATCAGCACGCATCCGCGCAGCCCCATGCCCCGCGCCAGCCGCGTAAGCTCGCGCGCCAGCCGATCGGTGCGCGGGTCGACGGCGAGCAGGGCGGGGCGGACGTCAATCGTACTTGCCACCGGCGGTCCCCTCTTGCGCAAGCCGCCACGCGATCGGGGAAACGGTGCCGTACCACTTCCCCTTGTCGGTCCAGAACGCCCAGGCTTCACCACCGCCCTTGGTGCGCTCGCCGCGATACTGCGCCGTGACCACGTGCCCGTTAGCGAACCTGATGTCGACGCGTGGCCCAGGCACGAGATGGTATTTGCCGGCGTCGTCGCGGAAGTCGGCCCACGGATACTCGCTCATCGGCCGCCACGGCCGTTCCTCTTGCCAGCCGTCGAAATAATCGTTCATCACCAATCGGGCGGCATTCAGATCAGCCTGGCGCTGCTGGATCGCTTCCGCCTCGGTCTCCTCGCCGATCACGAACGTCGACAAGTCCTCCACACTGCAGGCGCGCAACCGCGCCAGCCCGGCCTCCGCCGGCGCCAGCAGTGGTTCCCACGCGTCCGGTACACGGAAGGTTTCAAAGTCGATCGGCTCACCGGGATACACCGTGCCTATCAGGTGACCACCGTTGTCCTGCTCAATCGCGACGAAGGCGGCGTGCAGGTTGGGGAAAGACTTTCCAGTGACCTCAATCATTTCATTGCTCCCTGCTTGGCCTCGCACCGCTTGCAGTGCTTGAACGTGCCGGCCTCGAGCAGCATGCCGACGCGCGCCGGCGACGCGCCGCACAGCGGATAGGCCACGCCCGCTTCCGCGCGTGTGAAGTAGTGCGCCTTGCCGAAGTTGAAGGTCAGCACCGCCCAGCCCTGGCGGAATTTCACCGGCTTGGGACCCGACATCATGGCTGCCCCCTCGCATCCCGAGCCCGGTGCAGTTCCCGCGCCAGCGCGCGTATCCGATCGCTGTCGGAGCCGTTGAAACACGCGCATAGGAACCGGGCCCCGGCGGCCCGCCAGGCCGCCTCGCGCTGCGCCGGCGTCGCCTCGACCACCCGCAGCCGCGACAGCATCACCACCGAGGCGCTCGCCGCCGTGTGCTGCCACCGTTGCGCCGCCAGCGCCGTCCCGCTCATTGCAGGGCGTCCGTCAGCCCCACCGCGCGTTCCGCCGCCGCCACCACAGCGTCGACGATGCCGACGAGATCGCCGGCCTTGGCGTCCAACTCCTCCCACGGCACCATCATTTCGCAGTAGCTGCCTTGCGCCGCGAGCTCACCCGGCGTCAGCACGACGAAGGCCGCGCGAATCAAGAGGCCGGGACTCTCGTACTCCATCGTGGTGACGCCCAACCGGCGCTGCGGCGTGCCGCCCCACTGCGTCATGAAACGCACGTGCAGACCACGGCCGCTCGTGTCGCCGTGCCGCCGTTGATGCTCGCGCCCCCGTTCGATCGCCGCTTGTAGTGCAAGACCGACATTCATTGCAGCCTCCCGCAGTTGGCGAGCCATTGTTGCAGCGTCCCCGCGAACGCCTTGAACGGCACCACGTCGGTGCGATGCTTGAAGCAATGCCAGCACACCACCGGCCCCGCCTGCTTCGGCCCGCCGCAGCCGAGACAGACCAGCGCCTCGCGCACGGTCTCCTCGAAGGCGTCGACAGGGGGGCTCATCTACAGATTCCACAGCCGGGGATCGTCCGGCGTCTTCGGCTTGAGGTTCGTGCAGAACGATTTGAATATCTCGCTGTAGGTGCCGACGTGGCAGTCGCAGACGCGCCAACCTTGTGCGCGTGCACGCGGCGGCACCCGGCAGGCGAACAGGCAGCCCGCGATCGGCACCAGCGTCCAGCGCGCCACCGCCGCCATGCGCTTGAATTCCTCCAGCGTCATGAAGTAGCGGTAGCGGTATTGGTAGGACGGTCTCACTCCGCCGCCTCCAGCACGAAGTCCGGCGGCGCGTCGCGCTCGAGCACGCGCGGCGCGAAGTTGGCCTTGACCAGCGCGCTCACCACCGGCGGCGACACCGAGTTGCCGACCATGCGGCCCTGCTCGTCGCCCGAGATCGTGCGCTGCACCACCGTGCCGTTCTTGAGCCGCTTCGGCACCGTCAGGCTGATGATGTAATCCGGCTTGAAGCCCTGCGCGTTGAAGCGCTCGCGCGGGGTGAGCATCCGCATGCCGATGTCGACGATCTGATATTCGACGCCGTGCACCGTGACGATGCCGACGCGGTCCTTTGCCGTGACGGTATGCAGCGGGTCGCGCGCGTCCTGCCACTGCCCGCCGGTGCCGTAGTATTTGACCAGGAAGGCGCGCACCTCGGCGAGGTGCCGGCCCTGCGCGGTGATGCTGGCCACCGGCGCCGCAATGTCGCCGCCGCGCCGCTCGGTGCCTTTCAGGTTCACCATCCCGACCGACACCACCGCCTGCGTGCAGCCCTTGCTGACGATGGTCGACACCGGCTCGGTCGCGTCGTGGCCGATCATGTCGGTGTTGTGCTGCGCCAGGAAGGCAGAGACCACCGCGGCCTTGCCGCCGCCGCCCGGCGTAATCGTCCCCACCGGATCGTCACACGTCGACCCGACGGACGCGCCGAACTGCCGCGACAGATGCGCCGCCACCACCGCGTGGCGCGGATCGCAGGTGATGGTGCGCAGCGGTTCCTCGGCGCTCGCCGAGCGATCGGTGCCGCCCTGGCCTTCGCCATAGAAAGCCGACAGATGCGCCGCCACCAAACAATCGTCCGCTTTCGCCGTCATCGTCCGCTCGGGTGCATCCGCAGGACGCGCCGCGCTCTGACCCGCGCGACCACCGCAACCGACCAGCACCGGCACCACCAGCGAGGCCTCATTGCCGCTCGGCACCACCACCGGCATCGGCTCCTCCACCGAGCGCGTGCGCGGCTCCTGTGCCGGCGCGGTGTCGGTCGCCGGCCGCTCGCCATAGCGCTGCACCAGGAACGGCGTCACGATCCCGAGCGGCGAGTAACCGCCCGGATGCGTCTCCGAATGCGCCGCCGTGATGGTATGCAGCGGCTCGTCGGCAGCGTGCCCGACGCAACCGTTGTTGAACTTGGTCACGAACGGCGTCACCACCGCATGCTCGCCGCGATGCGCGGTCGTCTGCGTCCGCAGCGGCTCGTCGATGCCGTTGACCCGGAAGTCACCACCGTGCGTGATCGGCACGATGAACGGCTGCGCGGCGTTGATGACATAGCGGAACACACCCTTGGCGATGCGCTCCATGGTCTTCGGCTTGAGCGGGCGCTGCACGCGGATGCGCGACGCCGCCCACAGCGCCTTCACCTCCGCCGGCGTCAGGAAGATCGACGGGCACGGCAGCGACCAGTCGATGATCTCCGCCGCCGCGCGCCAGGGTTTCAGCGTGCCGGACTTCACCGCCTCGGACTTCGGGTCGCCATGCGTCGGCGCCGGCCATACGATCGGCTCGCCGTCGCGCCGCGCGATCAGGAACAGCCGCTTGCGGATCGTCGGCGCGCCGTAGTCGCACGCCCGCAGCTCGCGCCACTGCACGCGATAGCCGAGCTTCTTGAACTCACCCACCCATTTGCGGAACGTGTCGCCCTTGCGGTCGGGACAGGGCCGGCCGTCGGCGGCGAGCGGCCCCCAGGTCGCAAACTCCTCGACGTTCTCCAGGATGATCACCCGCGGCGAGACCTGCCGCGCCCACCGCACCACCACCCAGGCGAGATCGCGGATGCGCTTCTCGACCGGCTTGCCGCCCTTGGCCTTGGAGAAGTGCTTGCAGTCGGGCGAGGTCCACAACAATCCCACCGGCCGGCCGCCGCACACTTCGAGCGGGTCGACCTTCCAGATGTTGTGCGGCAGGTGCAGCGTGTTCGGATGGTTGGCGGCGTGCATGGCGAGCGCCGCGGCGTCGTGGTTGATGGCGATGTCCGGCGAGCGCCCGAGCGCCAGCTCGATGCCGAGCGAGGCGCCGCCACCACCGGCGAAGCTGTCGACAATGATTTCTCTCATGACACCTTTCCCCCACTCGCTCGAAAGTACGGCTTGACCGAGCCATTGAGCTTGACCGTCAGCCGTTTGCCGAACCGATCCTTCGCCGTGCCAGCGATCACGCGAATCCATCCCTCGCTGACGCAATACTCAGCAACGTTGTTCTTCTCGACGCCGTTGAATCGAATGCCGACGCCGCGCGATAAAACATCGGCGTCGTGATACTGGCTTGCGGGATCGATCGAGAGACGGTCGGGCATCATTTCACCCGCTCCCCCGCCGCGTTCAACCCGTCCGCGATCGCCTGCAGCGCCGCCATGCGCTTCCTGCGAAAGGTCGAGTATTTCCAGCCGTGCTTGCGGCACAGCCGCTTCATGTCGTCGGCGCCGTCGCCGCGGCCGCGCGCCTTCACCAGCACCCACACCTGCAGCATGCGCGCGAGCTCCTCGCGGCCGGCGAGGAAGCGCGCCGGCCAGGCCATGGTCTCGTAGGCGTGCGAGATCTCCGCCGCCCGCGGCGGCACCGGCCGGCGCGCGAACGCCCATTTGGTCTGGTCGCGGCCGGCCTCGATCGACTGCACGTCGCGCAGCGCCTCCGCCCATTCGTTCACCGTCATGCTCCGCCGCGGCGCGGTGTTGTTGCGGGTATTGATCGCCGGCCACGGCGAGCGCGTCCCGGCCGGGCCCTTGGCCACCGGCAGCCGGTCGATCACCCGCACCATCTCGATCAGGCAGGCCGCCACCTCCGCCGCGTCGATCCGGTGCGGCGACGCCAACGGCGCCGGCGCGTCCTCGGCCGGCTGCTCGCGCGCTGGCCGCCGCGGCGTGCGGAAGTGCCGCGCGCGCGGATTGTCCTTGGCCGGCGGCTGGTAGATGTCCTCGACCACCGCATCCGGCGGCAACGACAGCCGCGTCCTGCCCGCATGCACCATCGCAAAATCCCCCATCACCGCGTTGCCCATTGAGGTGTGCATCGTCATCGCCCCTTGTCGTCGAGCAGCCCCTCGATCGAGATTTCCCGCGCCACCGTCGCGAGGATGCGGCGGCACAGCCCGGCGAGATCGAGCCCGCGCGCCACCGCGTGCGGCAACAGCCGCTTCTGATCGGGGCCTTCGACCGGCACCGGCACCACGCGGGTGCCGAACGGCTTGGGATCGAGCCGGATGTTGTAGAGCCGCAGCGCCTCGGTGATGGCCTCCGGCGAGCGCGCACCCACCGCACTGGCGATCTCGCTCGCCGAATTGCCGCGCCCGGCGAGGAATGCCGCCTGCACCAGCGGATCGATGCGGATCTCGCTCATGCGCCGTCCCCATCGGTTTGCCCGGAGAGTTGCGCCTCGGCCTTGTTCAGCGGCCATTCGCGCGGATAGCGCCGGCCCTTGGTGCGGCGCTGGGTCTCGAAGGTCTTTCCGCTGCCGTCGGTATGCGTGACTGTGCCGTCGAGCATGATCAGCTCGGGCTCCGGCCAGCGCCCGCACCAGTCGTGCACGCGCTTCGACCAGGCGAACCAGTGCGGCGTCTCGGGCTCGGCGATCGGCCACGTCGCCGTCGGCACGTCGGCGTACGCCGCATAGCCGAGCCCGCACGGCGGGACCTCCGCCGGGAAGGTGCCGCCGCGGCCTTCCGGCAGAAACTGCACCACCGGCGTCGGCACGCCGACCATCGCGCAGTACACCCACCACGCTTTCCACGCCGCGCTGTCCTCGGCGGCGAACCGCTTCGGTTTCGGGATCAGCTTCTTGGCGTCGGGGAACTCCTCGAAGCCGCGCCGCTCGAGCCATTTGTGCGCGTCGACCGGCCGGCGCTTGAGCGCCTCCAGCCGCTTGCCGTAGTCGATGGCGGCGAAGCGCGCCCATTGCCGATCGGGCTCGGCCAGTGCAGCGAACACCTCGGCCGCGCGCTCGCGGTCCATCACCTCGTGACCGGGGAAGTTCGACCAGAGCGCGATGAACGTCTCGCTCCTGGATGCGTTCGCTTGCTCGCTTACTCGATCGCCAGAATCCTGTTCGCGCACACCCCCCAAGGGGGGTAGGGGGGATTCTTTCTTAGACTCTGTAAGAATCGGGTGACTATTAGTCGCCCCTCCCGCGTCAGCCAGTCGCCCCCCGGGTGACTGATAGTCGCCCCCGAGGGGTGACTGTGTGTCGCCCCCCGCCGCCGGCAGGGGGTGACTATTAGTCGCCCCCCCGGGCGACTGTGTGTCGCCCGTGACATTGCCGGCGCTTTGGTCGCCTTTGCCGTCCAGCCGCGCGCCCGCCGCCGCCGCGGTCGCGTCGCTGCCGTCCTCGGAAATTTCCAGGTAGATCGGGTCGACCGGCGCACATATGCGATAGGTGCATGGCTTCATGCCGCCGTTGACGTTGGCCACCTTGACCAACACGGCGGCGGTTTCCAGCGCGCGCAGCTCGCGCTGCACCTGCCGCCGCGAGATGCCGATCTTCTCCGCCAGCCGCGGCACCGAGATGGTGATCTCGTGGGTTTTCGAATCCGCCGCGAACGCCATGTCCCAGGCGATCGCGCGCGACAGGTCGTGCACCTTGCTGCGGTAAACCCATTTGCAGGCCTCGAAGCTCATGAGGCCTCCGCGTCGTCGACCACCGCGGGTGCATCGTCCGCCTCGTCCGCGGCCAGGAGATCGAATAGCGTCGGCACCGCGACGCCGCGCTCGGCCGCCTCGCAGTTGCGCACGCCGTCGGCGAAATAGTCGGCGTTAAGCTCGCAGCCGACGCCGCGGCGGCCGAGCTTCACCGCCACATAGGGCACCGTCATCAGTCCGCCGAACGGATCGAACACGCTCTCGCCCGGCATCGAGTGCAGGCGGATGGCGCGCTCGGCGATGTCGAGCGGCAGCGGGCACAGATGCGCGGCCCGGTTCTGCAGCCGCTGCTCCAGATTGAGCGTCCGCATGCGCGCGATCGACCACACGTCGGGATGCTCGACATGCGCCGGGATCACCGCGAATTCCGGTTTCAGCTTGCCGCGCGCGTCGAGCGCCTCGCCCACCGCGACGTGGTGCGCATAGTCGTAGGGCTGCGTCAGGCACTGCTCGCGCCAGGCCCGCCACACGCCGCGCACCGGCAGCAGCGCGAACTCCGCCGGCGTCAGCAATCGGTTGCCGTTCGATCGCTGCAGGCCGGCGGCGTCGATCTGCCAGGCCGCGCGCGAATAGGCGAGCCGGGAATCGTCGGCCGCCGCTTCCTCATCCGTGCGCGGATCGGTGACGCGCCAGCATTTCTCGTCCTTGTCCCATTCCTTTTTCAGCTTCACCACCGGCACGTCGGCATAGCCGCGCCCGCGGTCGGTCTGCGGCTTCCGAAACAGGTGCAGGTATTCGATCAGGCCGGCGCCCATGCGGCTGCCGTCCTTGCACTGCTCGGTCCAGCCGAGCCGGTTGGTCTGCGCGTTCTCGCGCACGACGTCGGTCGGAATGAGCTTGGTTCCGAGATAGGCGAAGCCGTGCTGCTGGAAATGGAACAGCACGCGCGCCCCGAACGGCGACACCGTCTGGAAGCCGAGCCCGGAGCGCGCGCCTTCGACGATGCGGTCCTTACAGTGGATGGCGGCGACCCGTCCGGGCGCCAGCACCCGCAGCAGTTCCGGCGTCAGGAAATCCATCTGCTGGAAGAAATGCGCGTCGTCGTCGGTATGGCCGAAGTCGTTGTAGCTCGGCGTGTAGCGGTACTGCATCGCGAACGGCAGCGAGGAGACGATGAGGTCGACGCTGTCGCTCTCCATCGCCCGGGTCTCGTCGACGCAGTCGTTGTTGGCGAGATGCCAGCGCTCGCCGCTGGCCTCGCGCCGCGTGATGCCGATCGACTGCTTGAGCGTGGCGCCGAGCGAGAGCCGGGCGAGACCGAACTCCCGCAGCATGGCCGCCATCCGCGCCGACTGCTCCTCGTAGCGCCGCCATTTGGCTTCCAGGATGCGCCGGGTCGCGCGTTCCGCCTCGGTATAGATCAGGTCGATCCGCACGCGCGGCTGTTCGCCGGCGAATTTATGGAATCTCTGTCCGTAGCGCTGCAGCCGGTGAATGGCCTGGATGAAGTCCTTGAACTTGAAGCCGATGCCGAGAAAGATCGCCCACCACGCGTAGGCCTGATAGTTGCCGCCCGAGCCGATCATCACCGGCTTGCCGGCGAGCTCCTGGATGCGGCCGTCGGCGAAGCCGATCAGCGATTGCTCGCGTTCTTCCAGATCCTGCGCGCCGTAGACGGTGACGGCCGAAGGCACCGCCTTCTCGATCGCGCGCCGTTCGTCCTCCAGGTCGTGCCAGATCAGCCGGTGCGCGTCCGGCTGCTCGGCCCGCAGCGCCAGCAGCTTCTCGATCCGCGCCGGGATCGACGCGCGCTTCTCGGTCGCGGCTTCGCTGACGCCGATCGCCGCCGAGTTGATCAGCCGGTACTGGCCGTTCGGCTCGGCGCCGGCGCGGCGATGATCGGTCGCCACCTCGTGCCAGCGGATATCGAGCGCCGGCAGCAGGTAGCCGTCGTCGGAGAACGACGGGTCGATGTCCGACGGCACCTGGATGAACAGCGCCCATGACGCCACCCACCGCCAGAACTCCTCCTCCTTGTGCGGATGGATGGTGAGCTTGTCGGCGTGCTCGGAATCGCGCTTGAAGAAGCGCGTGCGCGCCTGCCCGATATCCATGATGTCGAGATAGGAGGCATAGGCCAGGAGCTCGGTGTAGTCGTTGGGATCGGGCGTCGCCGTCGCGACGAAGCGGTACTTCACCTGCTTGACGTTGCGCACGAAGGCCCAGAACGTCTTGGTCGAGAGGTTGCGCAGGATGTCGCCTTCGTCGAACGACGTGGCGGTGAAGCGGCGCGGGTCGATCTTGCCTTCGCGGATCGACTCGACATTGGTCAGGTTGATCGCGCCGGCATCGAGCTCGCGGTCCTCGCGCATGAAGTTGAGCCGCACGCCGTAGCGTCCGGTGAAGAATTCGCGGGCGTCGTTGAAGAACGACAGCCGCGCCCCGAGCGGCAGCGTGATCAGCGTCGGCCCGCCGGTATGGGCCGCAAAGAGCCGCATCAATTCGAGATGCGCCGTGGTCTTTTGCGTGCCGAAGCGCGAGAACAAAGCCCGCCGCCCGCCGGCCGCCATCCACTGCACCGCCACCTGGATGTGCGGTTTCAGCACCGGGTTGATGTCGGCCGGATCGACCTCGAATCCCGCCGGCGCCGCCAGCTTGATCTTGGCCTCGAGGAATTCCCGGTAGGCGGGCGCGTTCATGGCAACGGCTCGTCTTCATTGTTGCCGGCCCAGCACACCACCCACTGCTCGGCCATGCGGCCGAACACCACGAAGCAATAACCCTTGCGGTTCGGCTCCACCGTCGACTCGAACGCGGCGTCCTTATCGGCCGGAAATGTTTTGACCAACGGCGCCTGCGGTCCTCTGCCGCGAGCGTAGACGCTGATGAACCGACAGCCGCGGGATTGCGCTTCGGCCGCTCCGAGCCGGGCAAAATCCTGCATGCGTTGCGCCTGCGGGAAGCTGGCGATGAACGTCGCATCGAGCGGTGCGAATTGCGGCTGCGCGTTCATGGCTTGCGCCTCAAGAACGCGGGAATGTCGGTGTCATCCACCACCGGCGGCAGCGTGTTGAGCGCCGCCGCGTCGATCTCGACGCCGTCAATCACCAGCGGATGCGGCAGGTCATCGCCACCGCACGAAGGGGTATTCATTCCGGATACCCCTTCACCACCGGGCGGCGCCGCCGGCTCATCGACCACCACGCCGTCGGCATCGTGCGCGAGCCGATCGGCGTCAGTCGGCAGCGCGAACGGCAGCTCGTCGCTCCAGGTCACCCAGCCCGGCCGCTCGCGGCGCGCGAACAGTTCGAGATAAGGCCCGCTCACAAGCCGCTCGATGCGGTCGTGGATGTCGGGCTTGCGCGAGTGCTCCATCACCGGCGCGATCACCAGCTGCCGCACGTCGGCATTGAGCCGCGTCGGCGCGCCGCGCGTCGCCAGCCAGCAGGCTTCCGGGTTGGCGCGCGTCCAGTAGCCCGGCCCCATGAAGAAACTGGTCTCCAGGTCGCCGACGTCGATCTCACCGGAGGCGTTGAGCTTGATCCAGGTGAACGCCGTGGTCTTTTGGGTGAAGCCGAAGGCCTTGAGCACCTCGAGCGCGAGCTCCACGCCCCAATCGACCATCCACATCAGCAGCGTGGTGTCGGCATCGCACAGCGCCGCGATCGGCAGCGCCTTGATGGCGTCGAGCGTCATGGTGCGGTAGTGCATCGAAGCCGAGCGGTCCTCGCCGGCCGGCGAGCGGGTGAGGAACTTCCACGGCGGATCGGCCAAGATGGTCCTGGCCTTGAAGCCCGAGGCGGCGAGCGCGTGCAGATCGTCGACGGTGCCGCCCTTGAAGGACTGCGGCAGCACCACGCGCGCCCGCTTGGCCTCGACCCGGGCGGCACGGATTTGTTTCACCTCTTGCAGAAGCGGCCGCTGCGCCTTGGCGATGAGGCGGTCCTGCTGCTTGGCCGGCAGGTCGGCGATCACCGCGGCCGTCGCCGCCGCCACGTCGCCGCGGATCACCGCGGCCTTGAGCGCCGGCGATCCCTTCTCCTCCACCGTGTCGGCATATTGCTGCAGCCGTCGGCTGACCTGTGCCGCCGCCGCCTTCTGCTCCTGGGAGGGTGCGCAATTTTGCGCACCCTCACCACCGGCCCCACCGGCCATGGTGTGCTGGTTGATGCCCACCGCCAGCTTGCCGCGGGCCGCGGCGTACATCGCCCGCTGGCTCGGGGTGAGCTGCCGCCGCTCGTAATTCATCGAATGCACGAAGGCGAAGGCCGCCGCCTCGTCGCCGGAAAAATCGGTGAACGGCACCACCGCGCCGGTGACGTCGGCGGCGCGCAGCCGGTTGCGGCCGTCGAGCGTGCGTCCCTCGAACAGCACCACCGGCATGTTGATGCCGTTGGCCTTGATATCGGCGCAGAACTCGTCGAACGCCGCGCCTTCCAAGAGCGGCAGCAACTCGGCGAACGGATGCGGCAACAGCATGCCGGCCTCGCCGTTGGCCAATTCGATCAGCACGTCGCCGTGGCACGGCCGCCCCACCGAGCAGCCGCAGCCGAGATCGCGATAGCGCAGCCGGAACAGGTTGGCGCGGATGAAGTCGCCCTTACGGCTGTCGCGGTTGCGGATCATGTCGCGGTAGAGCGCGAGGTTTTCTTCCGGCGAGCCCTTGTCGTAGGGATTGTCCCAGTTGGTGCCGGCGCCGGCCCACACCAGCGACACGCCGGGCGGCTGGCTGTTGGCCTGCCCGCGCGTGCACTGGATGCGTTGCGGGGTCAGCGTCATTGCGGACGGCCCCGTTGCAACGCTGGAGTCACGCCACTGCCGCCGCACGCGGGGCATTGCTCGGGACCCAAGACTTCCGTCACTGATCCGGTGACAACCTCTCCCGGAACGATCGGGTCGATCGCGATGAGGCACTGACGAATGAACCCATTGCCGTGACAGCGCTCGCAGGTCTTGAGCGTCATGCCGCCTTCCGCGTCGCGACGTTCGCCGTCTTCCAATCCGGGAATGGAATTTCCGCCATGCGGTCCCACCACCGCCGACGCCAGCGGCGAAAACCTTGCACCGCATGCGGCAAGGTCACGGCGACCGCGTCACCGCCGCGCACGATCCGCCAGTCATAGGGATCGCCTTCGACCGCGAGCACCGGCGCGTAGCCGCGCAGCCGTTCGTGCGCCACGATGTAGAGCCGCTCGCCCGGCTCGATCGACGGCCGCGCCTTCGATTGGAAACCGAAGTCCCAATGCTGCCCGGACCACGGCTCGCCGGCGGCGTCGCCCTCGGCGATCCACTCCGGCCAGAACCATTTCGGCACGGTGACGACGAGATCGGTCATTGCTGCCCTCGCGCCGACAATTCCTCGAACTTTCGATACTCGTCGCTGTCGAGCCGCAGCTTGGTGAAGAACGCGCGCTCGAAATCCGGCGGACACTTTCCCCTCGCCATGATCTCGAACACGCGCCGCAGGTGCTTCGGCGCCCACTTGGCCGCACCACCGCAGTCCTCGCAGATGAATTTCACCGTCACGGCCGCCACCCCATGATGGTCTCGATGCGCGGCAGCCACATCGTCAGCGTGCCGTGAAAGCCGCCGTCGCGGTTCGGCTTGAACCATCCCAGCAACTGGTCGAAGTCGACAAAGCCGTCGGCGCGCGCGAAGTCGTCGAGTTGCCGCGGATGCCAGAGCCGCAACTCACCGTCGATCGTGCGCGTCTCGCGCGGCCACGCCGCCATCACCGAGCAGAGCGGCCCGCCGTGATAGCGCTCGTTGCGCTTGTCCTGGATCGAGATGCACGCCGCCACCGTGCAGAACGGGTCGGGCTCGACCAGCTTGCGCGCGCCCGGCCGCCGCAGGCCTTCATAGAGCTGCAGCAGGTCGTCTGTTTCGGGATCGCGCCCATCCTTGCGGTAGGCGCGGATGGTCTGCGTCTTGACCAGGTTGCGCACCTTGGGCGCCATCACCGGCGAGAAACCGAGCAGCGTCATCGCGGCACCTCCGGCACCTTGACGGGCTCGAGCCCGGCGAGGTCGGCGATCTGGCGAACGAAGTCCTCGCGGTCGAAATCGTCGGCGAAGTAGAGGATCAGCGGCCGCGACGCCGCCAGCCCCGGCACCCGCCGGCCGGCATCGGCACCACCGGCGACCGCCGCTTCGAACCCGGCGCGCTCTCCCTCCGCGATCGCTGTGTTGACGGCCTCGACCAGCAGCGCGTACTTGTTCGCCACTTCATCATTTTTGTTGGTGATGAAGTCGCGCACGATCTTTGCGCCCTTGCTCGCGCTCATGACCGCACCACCGGGAAGCCGTCGTGCACGACGCCGTCGAGCATTGCGCGCCCGGCTTTTTTCTTTTTGATGCGCACCACGTATTGACCGCCGACGTAATCGTGCACGTGCGTCCAGCTTTCCTGCGGCACCTGATCCGGCGGCGCCCACGCGCCCCACTGCTTGAAGAAGAACGGAATGCCCGCGTCGGCACATTGATCGCGCAGCGTGCGCGGCAGATCAGGGTGCATGATCCTGGCGCGCGGGCCGCTCTCACCACCGGCGATCACGCCATCGAGGCCCGGCAGATACTTCTCCGCCGGATTGGCGTGGTCAGGATCATCATGCCATCGCGTGCCGCGCAGGGAGTCGAAGAAGTAGTGACCGTTGCAGTGGTTAGTGAGATCAATCGGCTCCAGCAGCGGCTCGGCCGACACGATGCGCAGCGTCGCCTTGGTGCGCAGCAGGATCGGAACGAACTCGTCCGCTTCCGGCTGGTCGGAAACCGAGGTGCCTTCGATCACGTTCGGCAGCGGCCACGCCGTCAGGGTGTTCCGGTACAGCCGCTCGCCTGGCTGGCCATGATCAGCCCCTTGCACGTAACCGCGCGTATCGGCCCTTTGCAGGGTCATCGCGCCGATGATTGAGACGCCTTCGTTCGCGATCCGCTTCGGCGTCTCCGGATCGTCGAGATATTGCCGCCGCCGCGCCGGCCGCTTGCTCAAGTTGATGTAGATGTGCTGCGGCGTCAGCGCCATCACCGCATAGAGCTGGTCGACGAAGTTGCGCGGCCACCAATCGCCGAACGCGTCGCTCATCGATTCCACGAAGATCCGAGTCGGCTTCCGGCGCTTGAGCGGCGCCAACAGCTTGTCGCGGTCGATGACGAACCGGTAGTCCTTGCGGTGCCCGGGCTTGAACGGCAGCCCGCCGAGCCGCGCATTGGTGCGGTCGGCGTAGCACCACCGGCAGGCCTCGTTGACGTGCTCGCAGTGATGCGCCGAGACCGTGACGCGCGCGCCCTTGCGGACGATCTCGCGCTCCGCCCGCAGCGCGTTCCATGACAGCCCGGCGCTGCCGTCGGCGCCGCGCACCCACTCGATCGAGGTCGAGGTTGCCATCAGCGTTCCTCCCGCAGGCCGAGCGCGCGCACCGCCGCCGCGTTGACGAACTGGTGCGGCTTCACTTCGATCATCAGCGCGTCGTCGGTGCTGCGGATGTAGCGGCCGCCCGCGAGCCACGGGCCATGCAGGTCCCATGTCTCGCCGTCAGTGGTGTGCATCACGTCGACCGGCTGCTGGTGCGCCATCACAGCCCGCCTTTCAGTGCGCGCACCGCCGGCGAGCGGCAGGCCGGCAGCCACCACTCGCAGGCGCCGCGGAACATATTTTCAGCGGCCTCGATCGAGCGCGGCACGATCGCGTCCGCCATCGGCGCGCCCTCCTCGTCATCGACCGACCACCGCAGCGAACTCGGCCGCATCAGGTCGCGCTTCTCGGTTTTGAGCAGCACGCGGTCGGCGTGCTTGATGGCGCGCTGGATCTCCAACGGCACCGGATACGGCAGTCCGGCGGCTTCGTGGATCGCGGCATCGATGCGCCGGCGCTGGATCGACAGGCTCGCGCCCACCGCTTGCGCGACGTCGATGCCGAATTCCTGCTCGGCGATTCTTTCCAACGCCAGCCGCTTCGGCGTGATGTCATCGCCGAGCGCAAATTCGTGGCCGTCGTGGATCAGCGCGTAGCCGGGCGCCAGCGGACCGAGCGCGCGGGCTTCCTTCTCCACCACCATGCCGACATACACCGAGTGATCGGCCACGACGTAGAAGAGGTCCGGCGCCGCGTTGAAGCGCGGAATGCGCGCCAGGTGCCAGGCCAGATCGGCGAAGTCGACATCCTCGGCGCGCGGATATTCGAGGTCGAAGATTTTGCCGGAATGCGTTTGGAACCAGGTCGTCATGCGGCCTCGACGGCGGAACGGAGAGAGAGGAACAGACGAAACGCGCGCGCCGGCGCTTACTTGGCCGCGGCGACCGTCGTCGGCTTGCTCTTCCGCTTCACCCGCACCCGCCGCACCCGCTTCTGCGCCGCCACCACCGCGGCCTCGCCGAATTGCTGCCGGCTATGGCTGCCTTCGGGATTGATCCACTCGATCTGGTACAGGTTCTCGTGTTGGCTGTGCTCGGCGCGGCCGGTGATGGTGCCGCTCACGCTGAGTCCCGGCACGGTGACGGTAGCGCCGCGGGCGAAGGCATATTTCTTCATGGGGTTGCCTCGTGGGTTTCTTGTTGACGATGACGCGACGCAACCGACAGGACAGACCACCGCCGCCTCATGACGCACTACCGGCAACGGCGGATGCGGCATCGGCGCTGCCACCGCGCCGCGGTGCAGTGAGGGTCAGCAGCTCGAAGGTGATGCCGGCAAAGCCGCGGCGCGCGGCATGCGAGACCACCGCCGGGCGGTAGTCGTCGCCGATCGAATTGCGCCGGCGCATCTGTTTGGCCGCGTCGTAGGAAACACCGATGTCCTGGGCGAAATCGGACAGTGTCGCCCACCGGTCGATGACGTCGCGATGGCTGAGGAGGGGCTTGGCCGGCGAATCATTCATGCTATGATCGGTACATTATGTACCAGTCAACCGCAACCGTGCCGGGACTACTTGTACCCAGGCTGGCGGTACAGATCGTCCCTATGGACGATTTTGTGGACCGATTGTCGTGGCTGTTTCGCGACGAAAAATTCGCCAGCAAGCGCGCGGCCGCCGACGCCTACGGCATCGGCTACGAAACCTATAAGAAGGTCGCCGGCGGACGCGAGGCGCGCGGGCTCACCAAGGAGCACGCCGAGAAGATCGCGCGCTACCACCGCGTCTCGGCCGGCTGGCTGATGTTCGGCGAAGGCACGCCGGAAGGCGAGTTCTCGGTGCCGCTACGCGGCTATATCGGCGCCGGCCAGGAGATGATTCCGTTCGACGATGCCGATGATGGCCGCCGCACTGACGCGCTGCTCGCCGGGCCCGAGGTGAGCGCGTTCGAGGTGCGCGGCGATTCCATGTTCCCGGTCGCGCGCGACAAGGACATCGCCTTCTTCGGCCCGCCGCGCCGCGACGTGCGCCGCATGGTCGGGCAGGAATGCGCGGTGCTGCTCGAAGATGGCCGCCGGTTCTTCAAGGTGCTGGAAGCCGGCGAGCACTCAGGCATCTATGATCTGCACTCCTACAACGCCGAGCCGATCCGCGGCGTCGAAGTGCACGAGGCCGGCCGGTTCTTGGGCGTGCGGCGGCGATAGCCGGCCCAAAAAGTACCGGTTTTCCACTCCGGTACAAAATGTCCTTGCAGGCGTTAGGTACATATTGTACCTCTAGCCTCGATGATTCCAGGTGTCGCCCCCGTTTCAGCGGCCGCCACCCGGCCTCAACAGGCTGGGTATCTGGTCGCCCTTTTGCCCGAAGGCCTCCTCGGCCCGGGCACACGTTCGTGCACGCGCTGCCGGCGTATCCAGCGGCATCATCGACAGGAACGCGGACTGAGTGCCGACGAGCATTTGCAACATCGTTGCAATCTGCTCGGCATCGTAGCGGTGCGACGGCCCGAGCTTCGCTTCGATGAATTTGCGCGCGGCGAGCGGATCGACCATGCGGTCACAGATGCCGGCCCACGCATAAGCTGCGGCCACCTGCGCCATCGCTGGCCGCACGCCCGGACGGTCGAGCCAATCGTCCGCCGATCGAACTGCGTCGCCAACGAGCAGCAGACCGCAAGTCATAACCACCGCGGCGACTTTCATCCTTCCCTCCCTTGCCCCCACCGCCGCGATCGCGCGGGCGGACGCGTTGGCCGCGATGGCGCGGTGTTAACGCGTGGACCGGGGCTCGCGGCGGCGGACGCGGGATGCCCATCCTCTGCGTCCGCCGCAACCTTAGCACGAATCCACGGCGGGCGGCGATGAAGCGCCGCGCCGACGACACCATCGTGCGTGCCGCGCTCGCCCGCGGACCACTCGTACGCGACGGCCGACACTGGCGCTTTCAGCGCCGCCTCTTCAACGGCGCCACCGTCAATGAGGTCATCGCCGCCGGCGATGCGGTGAAGCGCGATCGCGACACCGTGGTCGCCCGCGAGGCACGCCCATGACGGTCGCCGTGCTCGAGCTTGCCGCCGCCGTGCTGGTCATCGCCGCCATCGTATTCGCGGGGTCGCTGCTGTGATCCGGCTGATGCTGCTGATCCTCGCCGCCGAGCTGGTCGGCGGCCTCATGGTCTTGGTCCTCCTCGCTGTGTTCGCGGGGTATCGGCTGTGAGCGCGAGCACCACCGAGCGCACCGACCTGTTCTGGGTTTCGTTCTGGCTCGTCCTGCTGATCGCCGCCGGCACCGCGCTCAATGCGCGCGCCATCGCCGAGATCGCCCGCCGGTTTTTCTAGTTTCGTTGCGTCGCGTCATCGCCAACATTTCGGAGACGTCACGCCATGCCAGATGAATCCCTGGGCGGCAATGCCAAGGAAGAGCTTAAGTCGATCGTCGAGCGCATCGAGCGGCTGCTCGAGGAGCGCACCGCGATCGACGACGATATCAAGGCCGTGAAGCAGGAAGCGCGCGGCAGCGGCTTCTCGGTCTCCGCCATCCAGGCGATCATCCAGGAGCGCAAGCAGGACGCCGAGGAAGTGAAAATCTTCGAGGCGGTCAAGGACACCTACCGCCACGCGCTCGGCATGCTCGCCGATCTTCCGCTCGGCCGCGCGTCGATCGAGGCCGAGGCGCGCCGCACCCGGCGCGAGAAGGAAACCAAGCGCAGGAAGCGCGGCGACGGCGCACCATCGAGCGAGGGCGATGCCGCGGACAAATGATCGAGCTGATCAAGATCCGCGAGAGCCTCGCGCGCCGGCGCTTGCCGCTGTCGAACGAGCAGGCGCTGCAATGGGCGATCGCGGGGGCGTTCGACCAGGACGGCATCGCCTATCTGCGCGAGCACCGGCTGTCGGCGGCCGATGTGGTGGATTTCTTCTGCTGCGGCATCGTCGTCGAGGTCAAGATCAAGGGCAGCAAGATCGCCATCTATCGCCAGTGCGAGCGCTATTGCAGGCACGAGGAGGTCGCGGGCCTGGTGCTCGCCACCAATCTGGCGATGACGCTGCCGCCGCTGATCGCCGGCAAGCCCGCGCGCATTGCCGATCTGAGCCGCGCCTGGCTATGAAGAAAACCTTCGGCACGCTCGCGCTGCGCCCCACCGGTCGGTCCTGGGTGCTCACCGGCGTGCCGGTGCACGTGGCGCTGCGGCTGAAAGCCACCTTCCCGCGCCTGCCCAAGCATCAGCCGGAGCCGTTCGTGTTCGCCGACAGTCTGGAGGCGCGCGCCGACCTCGACTGGTTCCTGCGCCGCTATCCGATGGCGATGAGCGAGGCCGACCGCGCCGCGCTGCGCCGCGGCCGCATGGACTTCGAGATCCGCCGCGACGCCATCGAGCGCATCCTGCTGCCGGACTGGAAGCCCACCGCGCCGGCCGCGCTCAAGAACGGCTACAATTTCTGGAGCTACCAGGCGCAGGCGATCGAGATCGCGCAGCGGCTCGGCCGCCTGATCCTGGTCGATCCCGCGAGTGCGGGAAAAACGCTCACCACCATCGGCGCGGTGATGAAGCCGGAGTTCCTGCCGGCGGCGATCGTGGTCGAGCCGCATCTGCGGACGCAATGGCGCGACAAGGGCGTCAAGAAGTTCACCGATCTCGACGTCCATATCATCCGCGGCACCGAGCCCTACACGCTACCCAAGCACGACATCGCGCTGTTCTCCTATTCCAACATTTCCGGCTGGGTTGACGTCGCCGACAAAGGCTACTGGCGCTCCTTCGGCGCCGACGAATGCCAGGCCTTCCGCACCGGCATGGGGCCCAATCCCGAGCACCCGATCAAGAAATACGTCGCCGCCAAGGTGTTCGCGCAGCACGCCGCGCTCACCATCGGCGTCACCGCCTCGCTGATCTACAATTACGGCAGCGAAACCTATCCGATCGTCGACCTGTTCGCGCCCGGCGCGCTCGGCAGCGAGCAGGACTTCAAGCGCGAATGGTGCACCGGCAAGCTGGTCAGCGAGCCGGACGCGCTCGGCACCTATCTGCGCGAGGCGCAGGTGCTGTTGTCGCGCACCGAGGAGCAGAACGGCCGCGCGCTGCCGAAAGCCAATAGCATCCCGATCGAGGTGCCGTTCGACACCGACGTCGAAGCCGATCACCTGGCGCTGGCGCGCTCGCTCTCCATGCGCGTGCTGTCCGGCACCTTCGGCGACAGCGGCGAAGCGGCGCGCGAGCTCGACCGCCTGGCCTCGCGCATCACCGGCATCGCCAAGGCGCGCCATGTGGCCGCTTACGTCCGCATGCTGGTGGAAGGCGGCGAGCCGGTGCTGCTCGCCGGCTGGCACCGCGACGTCTACGACATCTGGCTGCGCGAGCTCTCCTCGCTCGAGCCGGTGATGTACACCGGCTCGGAGACCGTCAGCCGCAAGGACCGCAGCAAGGAGGATTTCATCAAGGGCCGCACCGGCCTGATGATCATCTCCCTGCGCTCCGGCGCCGGCCTCGACGGCCTCGAGGAGCGCTGCAACACGCTGGTGTGCGGCGAGCTCGACTGGTCGCCCGGCGTGCACAATCAATTGATCTGGCGCCTGCGGCGCGCCGCGCAGCAGCGCTGGCCGGTCAACGCCGTGTTCTGCCACGCCGCCGGCGGCAGCGATCCCCTGAAAATGTCGGTGCTCGGCCTCAAGGGCGACCAGGCCCGCGGCATCGAGCGCCCCGGCGCCGCGGTCGAGAACGTGGTCAGCAACCCCGACCGCCTCAAGGATCTGGCGCGCATGTATCTGGAGCGGACACGATGAAGTTCAGCGAGCAAGATCGTCTCGCCGTCGCACTCGCTGACGAGGTCGCGCGCGGCGACATGCGCCGCATCATGGGCCTGCGCTATGCCGCGCTCGCCGAGCACGGCCGCTTGCTGCGCGAGACCTGGCCGGACCTTTTTCCACCAACCACCACTGACCAGACCACCGCGGAGTCGACGCGATGACGGCGAACGTGCGCACCCATCCGTGGATCGAGACCGCGCGGCTCGCGATCGTCCACGTGCGCCGGCTCGGCTGGCGCGGCGGCATCATCCTGCACGGCAGGCATCTCATTTTACCCGGCCTCACCAGTGCTCAACGCCAGCCGCAACCGGCCGACAACGACAACGGAGCAGACCGATGACCGCCACCGACACCAGAGCCGACGATCTCACGCCCAAGCACATCGACCAGCGCCGGCACCGCTGCCTGCTGTGCGAGAAGCCGTTCTACCGGCGCGCATCGCTGCAGCACCACATGGAGGTCATGCACCGCGGCGACCCGGGCGAGAATCTGTCGTGACCACCGCGGCGCCCACCGCCTCGCAAATCTTCGCCGCCGCGCTCCAGCGCGAGATCGAGACGTTCAAAGGTCTCGATCAGCACGCCTTCATGCAAGCGCTCGTCGACATCGTCACGGTCCCGGAGTGCGACCCCGATCCGGACCGGCTGATGGTCGCCCATCTGTCCGACCGCGCCGCCGAGGGTTCATTGCGCGCCGTCGCCGCGCTCCTGGTGATGTCATGGTCGATGCCGCAGCTGGAGCAGCGCGCCCACGATGCGACCAAAGCCGCGGCAGAGCGATCGCCAGACGTCATTGAAGCGGCGACGCTCGACGTCCTGACGCAGATGTTTGAGGAGATTGCCGAAGAGGAGGTCGCCGCCGGCCGCATGCTGCGCACGGTCGATCCGGACACCGGACACAACCTCTATGCGCCCGCGCCGCGCAAGCGGTCGAAAAAGGCGCGGAAATGACCAAGCGCGTCCCGCCGCCCGCCACCACCGACCTGCCACCACTCGATCCGGCTGTGATCAGACTCGTCGACGTGCTTGCGCGGCAACTGGCAAAAGAGGACCATGAGCGGGAAAAACAGCAGGACGGCGAGCTGGAGCCCCTTCAATGAGATTCCGTGAACACCGGGGCAAACTTGCTGGCTCCATCACCACAACAGTTGAATTCCATACGCGTGAAGAACTAGCCCGATACCTTGTTACCAAATTCGATTGGCTGGAACGCTCGAACGCTACGATTTCTGCATATCCATATAGCGGCGACGATGATCCGATTGGATGGCGCGACGTTCATATTGTCATCGCAGAAGGGCACGGTGTCTTGGGTTACATGGAGGGGCCGATGCCCCCGAAGTTTCCATAAATGACCCGCTGCGCCATCTACGGCCGCTTCTCCGACGACAAGCAGAACGAGCGATCGGCGCGCGACCAGATCGCGCTGTGCCGCCACTATGCCGCCCGTCACGGCTGGCAGGTGATCGAGACCTTTGCCGACGAAGGCGTGTCGGGCGCCTCCATCCACGGCCGCCTCGAATACGAGCGCATGCTCGGCGCCGCCGTCGCCGGCCGCTTCGACGTCATCCTGGCGGAAGATCTCGATCGGCTCTCGCGCAACCAGGGCGACATCGCCAAGCTCTACGAGCAATTGAGCTACGCCGACGTCGAGGTGCACACGCTCGCCGACGGCCTGGTGAACGAAATGCACATCGGCATGAAGGGCACGATGAGCGCGCTCTTTCTCAAGGGCCTCCGGCTCAAGACCTGGCGCGGCAATTCGGCCAAGGTGCGCGACGGCCTCGCCGGCGGCGGGCTGACCTACGGCTATGCGCCCGGCGCGGCCAAGGGCGAGCGCATCATCGTCGAGCACCAGGCCGCCGTCGTGCTGCGCATCTTCGAGGAATACGACGCCGGCCGCTCGCCGCGCGCGATCGCCGCCGGGCTCAACGCCGACGGCATCAAGCCGCCGCGCGGCTGTGACTGGATCGCCTCCGCGATCAACGGCAACCCCAAGCGCGGCTCCGGCATCATCCACAACACGCTCTATGACGGCCGCCTGATCTGGAACCGGGTCGCCATGCGCAAGGACCCGCGCACCGGCAAGCGGGTGTCCCGCCCCAATCCGGCAAGCGACTGGATCGAGGTCGCCGTGCCGGCGCTGCGCATCGTGCCGGCGGATCTGTTCGCGCGCGTGCAGGCGAAGAACGCCGCCCGCGCCAAGCTGCGCCCCGAGCGATCGCGCCGCCCGCGCCATCTGCTGGCCGGGCTGCTGCGCTGCGGCTGCTGCGGCGCCGCGATGGCCATCAACAACGGCGGCCACGACAGCCGCCGCATCTATTGCGGGCGTCGCAAGGAAGGCGGCCGCTGCCCCAACGGCCATACCTACAAGCTCGCGCCGATCGAGCAGCGGGTGATCGTGGCGCTCAAGGCGCAGCTCACCGACCCGCGCGCGATCGAGCGCGCGCTCACCACCTACCGGGCCGAGCGCAAGCGCCTGGCGCAGGAATCCGAGGGCAAGCGCGCGACCCTCGAGCGCAGCCTCGCGCAGGCCAAGCGCGCCATCGACCGCATCGTCGACGCCATCGCCGACGGCTCGCTGTCGAGCCCCGAGGCGGCAGTCAGGCTGCCGGACTTGCGGCGCCAGCGCGAGGGCGCCGAGAGCGAGCTCGCCCGCCTGACACCGCCGTCCAAAGTGGTGGCACTGCACCCGACCGCGGTCAGCCGCTACCTCGCGGCCGTCGAGACGCTGTCGGTCACGCTGGCCGCACGGATCCTCGATACAGACGGGGAAGCCGCCGCCGCCTTGCGCGAGCTGGTGGAGAGCGTGGTCGTTCACCCGGGAGAGGGCGCGCCGGCGGTCAATGTCACCGGCCGACTGGCGATGCTCACCGGCGCAAGGCTGTTTCCAACGTTGGTAGCGGGGGCCGGATTTGAACCGGCGACCTCCGGATTATGATTCCGCTGCTCTAACCAACTGAGCTACCCCGCCATCAGTAAAATCAATGCTTTAGGGAAGTAGATCGTT